ATACATACTTATGACGATGTTACTATGGGCCACGGGCTGTATAGTTATATACTGCTATAGCTTTGGTATACATACTTAGGACGATGGACCATGCACATGGTGTACACCATATGATGGAACCACACACCATGATGCGGTGTGCTTCACCATGTGGAGTAGGACCCCAGTACGTGGTGCATAGGAGTATGACCATATAGCTAGGTTCTTGGCCCCGGGGGAACCCCCAATCGAAAATAGAAAATGAGTGTGAAGCAACGTTCCAATATATATGATATTTATGCCAAATACTTACATTTCTGCGTAACTTTACAACTAAGAGCCAAGCGCCTTGTACTTAGTAGTTGGTTTGATAGGGCCTGGTACTTAGTATAGATAGCAAAGTGTACCAAAAACGACACAGGCAAAAATAAATTTTAAAAAAGTAGAAATTGTGAATCGCCAGGCGCACCACGGTTTAGTGTTTCTCCCACCAGTGGAGTAATTCGAGAAAACGTGGCTCTCAAATAAAAATATAGAATTTTCAAGTATAAATATGACATTGTCAAGGTCACTAGTAGGCGCTTTGCTGTCAGTGGGATACAAACACAGGAAGCTATAAGTGCTTAATTATTAATAAAAAGTTAAATACTATGTAGTCAGTAGTCAATATAGGCAGTAGTATTTATATAAGAAAAATTAAAAAGCCATGCGTATTACTGGTAAATTACAGCCTAGGCTAATAACTTGCTGTTTTTCTTATATAGGTTTTTCGTCGCGTTTTACTGACTGCTGACTGCATAGATTTAGGCTTTGTGCTATAAAATCAATAGCTTATAGCCTCCCGTGTTTATCCCTCGCTGACTAAACGTGTCTATAAGGCGCCTGGCCTTTAAACGGCGCCGCACTCCCAATTTATTGGTTTACAAAAAGTTAAAAATGTGTTATACACGACACGAAAAAGTAGTATGATGGGTTTACACTGCGGTATAATTGTAGTATAAAGGAACTGACTTACTTAAGGAGCACCGTAATGGCGCTGTCGCACGAGGATCTTAAGGGCTTAGAAGACGAGAATGGTGCGCCACTCTTCGTAGACACTAACACCCCGTATTTGCAGTATGTAGAGGCCAAGGGCGGCGTCGGTATCTCCCCGCTGTCACAAGAAGGTGTTGAGCTACAAGCGCAGTACTTACTCACGCTGAACAATAACGATCACCCGTTAGATATCCTCCGCCGCATTAGTATCAACCCATTCGCGCAGCCCAAAGACAGAATATCGGCAAGCCGCACTATGCTTGAGTACATGGCCCGCAAGATCCCAGCAAGTATTGAAGTGGCTGGCCCCGGTGGCAAAGCCATACAGCTCGACAGCGCTGCGTTGAAAAAGCTCAGCGCCGAGGACCTGAATGCATTGGTTACACTACTTGAGAAAGCAAATGGCTAATTTAAAGCTAGGCGCCTTGGGTGCACTGCTGAAAAGTAAGCTCGCGGGGCTAGGCGCTGACGTGGAGCGAGGGGCTATAGTCACTCCGAAGTTCTCCACTGAGCGCACAGGCACACTTGATGGGCTTGATTGGGACAAAGGCATTAAGAGTGGGCTGTTTAGCAAGCTTGACAAGTTGGGGTTAACCCCCGATGAGATGGCACAGTCTGGTAATATGCATACCCACGTACCGTTCAACGAAGATAGCTACTCAGATCACTGGCTTGCCGCCGCGCCGTCTGAGGGCGACTATGCCTTCGCCAATAGATTTCTCAGGGGCCAAGGGGAAAATTATGTGCTGCACCCCACTTCTGGCGTAGTTGAGAAATACGGAGTACCTGCAGAAGGTACCAAGGCGCTTATTGACATTGCAAGGGCGATAGACCCAGCATTTGGGTATACTGGCAATGATGTAGGTTACGCCGTGCATAACTTAGTTGCACCCGGCGTGTCGAATCCTAAGTTTGAAGGCATGCTCCCGCCTCAGTTTCGCAATAGCGCAGAGCTTAGCCGTCGGCTTAATCAAATGTTGCTAAAAGAGCATGGTGCCGTTAGTCTTGAGAACGACGGCCCAAAGATTGATAATGATCTGATGTTAGAGCTGCTGCAGAAGTATAGAAAGCAGAAACGCAAGTTCGCTAAGGGCGGCCTAACTCAGTACAAGGACGCAGTATGAGTGGCGTCCCGCCAGGTATACTGCTAGACGCCATAAAGCGCGAGCAGAACTACCGAGCCGCCGAGGGCTCACTGGCTGCGTTCGTGAAACACGCTTGGCACGTGATTGAGCCTAACACGCCGTATTCCGACAACTGGCATATACACGCCGTCTGTGAGCATCTAGAGGCGGTGTCTGCAGGCGAGATTATGAACCTGCTCGTCAACGTCCCGCCAGGCACGTCAAAGTCTATCGTCGTCTCCGCCATGTGGTCCGCATGGGAGTGGATCACTGACCAGAGTCTGCGCGTGCTAGGGGCCTCGTACGGAGAAGATCTGGCTGTGCGTGATGCCCGTAAAACTAGAGACATCATCACATCGCCGTGGTACCAAGAGCGTTGGCCTCATGTACAGATCGCAAGGGGCCAAGATCAGAAGACTTACTACGCACTCACAGGTTCTGGGTGGCGGCTTGCTACGTCAGTTGGTGGCCGAGCGACTGGGCAACACCCAGACAGGAAAATCGTAGATGATCCCCACTCCGCCAAGCAGGCACAGTCCGACGCCGAGAGAACGGCGGCCACTAGCTGGTTCAAGTCAACACTAAGCACTCGGGGCGTTAGTCGTAAGGCCAAGACCGTCGTGGTAATGCAGCGCCTCCACGAGCAGGACGTGTCAGGATTGATACTCGATGAGCTGGGCTCTGAGTATGACCACTTGTTCTTACCCATGCGCTATGAGCGTGGGACTAGGAAAAAGGCTACGTCGATAGGGTTCGAAGACCCGCGCACAACAGAAGGTAGCTTGCTGTGGCCAGAGTTGTTCCCGGAGCCAGTAATCGCTAAGCTCGAGGTGGCACTGGGTAGCTACGGAGCAGCTGGGCAGCTGCAGCAACGACCGGCGCCTGCGGGTGGTGGCATCCTCAAGGTTGACCACATACAGTTGTGGCCTAGTGACAAGACACTGCCTGACTTCGACGCGGTGATACAGAGTTGGGACACAGCCTTCACAGAGAAGACAACGGGCGACCCTTCTGCTTGCACGGCGTGGGGGTTTTTCTCACATGAAGGCAAACGATGCATGCTGCTGCTGGACGCTATGGCGGATACGCTGTCTTACCCTAATCTCAAGAAGCAGATTATTACTGACTGGAGCAATGAGTACGGCGAAAGCAAGCGACGAGCTGACTTTGTGTTGGTTGAACAGAAAGCCTCGGGACAAAGCGTTATACAGGACTTGCGAGTAGCGGGCATTCCCGTCAGGCCGTATAACCCAGGTAAAGCAGATAAGATCACACGTGCGCACATGGCGGCGCCGATACTTGAGACCGACGTCGTGTATGTGATGGCGTCTAAAGTAGAGCCGAAGCTGCCAGTTACGTGGGCCCGAGCATTCGTGAAACAGATGGAAGAGTTCCCCAACGCGGCGCATGATGACTTGGTGGACACTTTTACTCAGGTAACTATATACGCGCGTGACGCTGGCCTGATAGCGTCGCTCGAGATTGAGCAAGAAGATGATGAGAACGACGAGCCTGAGGAGCGTCGGCAAGACAACCCCTACAGTAGGTGACCAAGATGCCAGGACTGAGTAACTTCAAGATGGGCGCGCTGCAGGCTTACGCGGCATTGCTTAAGATTTTGGAGAAAGCACCTCGCGACGTGCATGGGCGCATACCTCTGGAGCAGCTAGATAAAGCGGCGTTCCAAGAACTGCTTGATATGCCGCCAAAGTTACCCAACGGAGTTGTGTTTCGAGGTGAGTACGACGCCCCCACCAGCTCACAAGGTAAGTTTGTGTCTGAGTGGCCCAGGCATGCGCTTAACTACTCTGCTGGGGACTATGGCACTAGCCGTAAACCAATGGGGTTTCTATCTGTGTATGATAGCGAGCTAGACAAGTTACCAGTGCTACAGTATGACACGCCAGAGTTTAGTAAGTTGTTGCGCGAGCATTGGGACGGGTCAATAAAAGACAGTATGCCAGCGCTTCATAAAGCAGGTGGAGCCAAGCTGATAAACATGCCTGACTTTGCGCTTGGGCCAAACGGTGCAATGGACGACGCGTTTGAGCACCAGTATCCGCAAGGCTTGATTTGGGATAAAGGCAAGCTGCGCCAGCGCAGTAACGGCGGTAAAATCTAAATAGGTGCCTGAAATGCGAGTTTACGACTGGCTTACCCGAGCGCATAATTATGTGAGGGGAGTCTTAAGTAAGTGTTGGAAAGGAGTATGCATGCGAGAAAGAGAACATGAGCACGTCCGTATACATATACATATCCACTTAGATAGCGTGGATGAAGCTGTAATTAAGCATCTGCTATCACCCCTTAGTAAACTAGGAGTAAAAATCATGGCAACATTGCAAGATCTGAAGGACAAAGTAGCGCTGCTGACGACCACCATCACAGAAGAGAAGGCTGAGGTTACGGCTAAGCTCACTGACTTGGCGGCACAGATTCAAGTGTTGAAAGATCAGCTTGCAGCGGGTACGCTGGTGACGCAAGACGACCTAGATAGCCTCGCGGCCCAGGTCGACGCACTGACGGTCGCCGCCGAAGACATCACGGTGCCTGACACCACGGTGTAAGCATTAACTGGTTTCCGGGCTCCAGTCTAAAGGCCCGGCCGAATTCAGGGATAAGACATGCCTAACTACTTCTCGCCAGTTGACCCGCTTAGTCTGCAAGCACAGCAGCGACTAATTGAGGCTGGAGCCGCTAGACCCGAGGACTTCGTAGGAGGTAGGCCCGTCCCGCAACAGCAGATAGTTTCACCAGTAGGCGGGTCAACAGGGCAAGCAGACTTAGCCCGAGCGCTCGGCATTACAGTACCTCAGTTGATAGCGCGGCAAGAGGCTAAGAAGCTTGAGTTGATGCGAAAGCAAGATGCAATGGCTCGTCGGCTGAAAGGCTATGCCAAAGGTGGTAAAGTGCATGACTATGCCGGTGCTAATCCAATGGAGCACCAGTTCTCGAGCAACTCCGCTGATTACATGCGGAATCGAGTTGACCCAGCAGACCTCGCCAAAGGCGCCAAGCAGTGGGTGCCCGACTTACTGGCCCTGCCTGGCGACGCACTTGATGCACTGGCGTACGCAGCTCGTAAGGTAGGCAAAGGGCAGTCAGAGGCTAGCGTGCCGTCGCTTGGTGCCGGTGCAGCCATACGCCGATGGGCGTCTAGAGCAAAGCCTAATACAGAAACTGGCATATCTAACCCAGATGTTCCAGCTTCGCAAGAGGCTATGCGGTTCTTGAACCCGCTTATGATGGGAAATCCTGCGAAAGTTATCAAGTCTCCGCTTGCCCTAGCGGCTATTGCTGGTTTGACTGGAGACGCCACGATGGCTGCGCCGCTGATGGCCGGGGTAATTAAGGGTAAAGGCGGGCAGTGGCTTAATGGCGTTGACACAGTAGAGGACGCACTGCGAAGTCTAACCGCCACTCCAATGGCGTATCCAGAGGCCACTAGGCCCGGTTGGCTGAAAGGCGAGGGTTTCGCAAAAGGCGGTCTAGTAGACATAAATGAATTGCATGGCTACTAAATTGTATTTACTTTGAAGGAAATTGCCGTATAATAGAAACATTCATAAAGGCTGCGCAATGGACCCTATTACAGATCTTGACTTGCCTCAGGACGGAATCATTGAAAACGATGATGGTAGCGTAGACATCATTGATGACGAGGCAAGCGCCGAGTACAGTGGAGAATTTCAAGAGAACCTAGCCGAAGTTCTTGATGGGAAGTTCCTTACCGTGCTAGGTAATGACCTGTATGAGGACATTCAACGGGATATCGAAGCACGCAAGAAACGTGATAAGCAATACGAAGACGGTCTCCGCCGCACAGGTATGGGCGATGATGCGCCAGGTGGCGCCGATTTTGAAGGCGCGTCTGATGTAGTGCATCCCGTGATGGCCGAAGCGTGTGTTGACTTCGCCGCAAGAGCTATCAAAGAGCTCTTCCCACCGCAAGGCCCAGTTAAGACAGCTACAGTCGGCACACTGACCGACGTACAGCTTGACCGAGCAGAGCGTAAGCGCACTTTCATGAACTGGCAGCTCACAACGCAGATGCCAGAGTACAGAAGTGAGCTGGAACAACTTTTGACACAGCTCCCGTTGGGCGGGTCACAGTTTCAAAAATTTAAGTATGATGCTCGTTTCGACCGACCGGATAGTGAGTTCGTTCCGATCGACGACATACATATACCGTATTCAGCCAAGTCGTTCTACTCCGCGCCACGGGTTACGCACGTACAGCACATTACTCGGCAAGAATTCAAGCAGCGTGTCAAATCTGGGCTGTATAGAGACCTAGACCTCAGTGACGTGGACATACTGGCAGATCAAACAGACTCCGCCAGAGCCAACGACAAGATTGAAGGCAAGGAAGAAGAGGCCTACAACGAGGACGGCCTACGTGACGTCTATGAGACGTATGTTTGGGACGAAATCCCAGGCGACAAGCTTGCGGGTGACCTAGCGCCGTACATTGTTACCACGGATGCGTACTCCCAAAAAGTGCTGGCTGTCTACCGTAACTGGGACGAAAAAGATTCGTCATTTGAGAAGCTTGACTGGATAGTTGAGTGGAAGTTCATTCCATGGCGCGGTGCTTACGCCATCGGCTTCCCGCAATTGATTGGGTCACTGAGCGCCGCCGCTACAGGCGCGCTAAGGGCGCTGCTAGATTCAGCGCATATCAACAACCTACCTGGCTTGCTTAAGCTAAAGGGAAATGGCACTACTGGGCAGAATATTGCTATTAAAGCCACAGGCATTACAGAAATTACTGGGCCAGCTGGACTTGATGATATTCGCAAGTTGTTGATGGCTGTGCCGTTTAATCCGCCTAGCACGATCCTGTTCCAGTTACTCGGTTGGTTGACAGATGCCGCTAAGGGCGTCGTGCGCACTGCTGAAGGCGCGATTGCCAATATTGGCGATCGTACGCCAGTGGGCACCACGCAAGCAGTTATTGAGCAAGGTAGCACGATCTACTCGGCAATTCATGCTAGACTGCATGAAAGCCAAAAGCGTGCTCTGCAGATCATCCATCGCATCAATGGCACCTGGCTTGATGAAGAGCAGGAAATTGAAGACCTTGGCAAGCTGATAATTCGTCGTGAGGATTTCATTGGCTCACTGGATGTTATTCCAGTGTCAGACCCCTCGATCTTCTCAGAAGCCCAGCGCTACGCACAAAATCAAGCGTTAGGCCAGATGCAAGCGCAAGATGCGCAAGACCCGTCGGTGCCCTGGAATAAGGTTGCTATTCGGCGGCGCATGCTCAAGCAGATGCGCATTGACAACATCGACGAGATACTCCCGCCAGTGCAGAAGCCAGTAACTGCCGACCCAATGACCGAGATGGTTGCGGCGATGAGCGGCAAAATGATTTTGGCTGTGGAAAATCAGGATCACATGGCGCATATCCAAGCGCACTTACTGTACCTGTCTAACCCAGTTGTGCTGCAGAATCCGCTGGTACAAGGGCAGCCACTAGGGGCAATACTCTCGCATGTGCAGCAGCACATAATGCTATTTGAGCAGGGCGTCATTATGCAGCAAGCGCAGGCAGTGTTACAAAATGTGTCAATGAGCGGCGTGCAGATTACGCCGGACGCAGCAGTCATGACTGCTATTGGTCAGACAGCGCCTAAGTTAGTAGAAATGCTAAGTGCAGCCATGCGAACGATAGCCGAGCTGCAGCCCGTCATTCAATCTAAAATGCCGCCTCCGCAGATGCCCCCGGAAGTACAAGCCAGCATCGAGATTGCTAAGATGGACATTGGGCGTAAAGAGAAGCTTGACCAAGCCACGTTGGCCTTTAAGAATGCGCAAGAGCAGGCAAGCCAAGCCATGGCGCAAGCAGAGCTTAAGCTTGAGGGCATGCAGAGCCAGTTCAATCAGTACATTGAGCAGCAACGGCTAGCAATGGAGGATCGTACTAGTCAGCTAGCGGTGCAAATTGAGACGATGAACAATCGTGCTGACAATGAGCAGAAACAGATGACTGAACTTCTCAAAAACCGTGATGACAATGAGACTAAACTCAAGATCGCATTACAGGAAGGCTTCCAAAACCTGCAACAGCAGATGTCTGTGGCTCCCCAGTCCGCTGCTAGTACTGTCCCCGATATGTCATCGCATGTTGAGAAGATGCAAAACTTGCTCGATCAGATTGGCCAAAGCAAGAATAATGATGCCTTAGCGACAGTAGTACAGGGGCTGCAAGCAACAATACAGACTCTCCAGCAACCCCGAAGGACTACCATAGAAAAAGATTTGCAAGGTAGACCGATCGGAGCTATTTCAGTCATAGAGGGCTGATATGGCCGACGGTCGTCGTAGAGAGGACAAAATGGACTTCCCCCCGCATATTTTAAGTGACGAAGAAATTGAAGTGTACCTTAAAGGCGACAGACGGGAGATTGATCGTTTAATGCTCTTCTCCATAAATCGACTCACCGCTTGCTTGTTACCGCATACTAAGCGTGAAGATGAAAGAGATGCTGAGCAAGACGCCTTTATGAAGAGACTTGGTGGTATGCAAGCTATGGAAGATAGGGCCAAGTTCGTAGATATTCTAATCGTCAATCAAAGCAAGCGTGGGAAGATGATGGAAAAAGTTAGCCAGTCAACACTAACCTGGGCCTTAATAGCTTTCTTTGGATTTTTGGCCGTATCCACATGGGATGCGATAGTGGCTGCTGCACGAGCCAAGCTTGGGGGCTAGATGATTACACTTACGCAGTATGCCGGGGTGCACGCCGATTCGCCTGATTGGACATTGCAGCGGCAAGCTAATGCGGCCACTTTATTGATATCGTGTAGTCGGCTTGAGGGGTTGGCGCGAGCTGACGGAGTTCTTTTTCCAAATAATCCATCCACTGGAAACGGCATCAGTGGCAACACTTTCGGTGGCTTCCGGCCACAGAATTGCCCACAAGGAGCCCCGCAGTCAAGTCACAAAGAAGGTCTCGCCGTTGATAGGTATGACCCTGACGGCAAAATCGATGAGTGGTGCTTTAGAAATCTTGATAGGTTAGAGAGCTGTGGTATTTATATAGAGCATCCAGACTCTACACTGCATTGGAGTCATTGGACCATAAAAGCCCCGAAGTCGGGCCGCCGCGTATTTTATCCTTAGAGCCTAAGATGTATGACAAGCCAGAAGCTAGAAGAGATACTGGAGCGACATCACATTCGGGCGACGATACTGATGGCCTTAGCGATGTATATGTTGATGGACGTAGCCAGGTGGGGCATGCTGTTTGCAGTTTCAAGCAAGCTGGTTGGATTGGAGACTGCCGCTATAATTGCAGCGGCACAAGCACCTGCCACGTTCTTCGCCGGTTGGGTATTTAAGATCTATGCCGAAAACAGATAGTTATAAAGACGCACTAGTAAAGAATCATGCAGAGGTTCAGCGCTGCGTGCTCGGCTATGTACCTCGCGATGGTAAGCCAGCTAGGAGGCCTGAAGATTGCACTCGTGGATGCAAAGATTTGAATAACTGCGTGGGACTGAAGTTTCCAGGGTACAAAACTAAAGGAGTAGCTTAAATGACCAGACTGCTTGCGTTGTTCGCGGGGAATCCGCTGATCTTTGTTGGTGCAGTCCTGGCCGTGTTCCTATTCGGTGCGACAACTGGTGGAACAGCTGCATGGAAGTTTCAAGGTGTTCGTATTACGGCTGCAAAACAAGAGCTAGTCGCTTATCAGCAAGAACAAGTTCGCATTTTTCAGGAGGCACAACATGCAGCAGACATTGAGCGCAAACAGGCAAGTGAGCAATATGCACAGGCTAGTCAGGATCTTGCACGGGCTGTCAGTGACGGTGATGTGTACCGTCGCTGCGTTGCTGCTGGTAAGTGTGGTGTCCGGGTGCTCAAGCAATCCACCTGTGCTGCAGGTATCAGTCTACCGGCCGCCGAGCGAGCTGATGAAGCCAGCACCGACACAGTTTTTACTGGACCCGAAGCAGCAGCGGAAGACCCCGTAGTAAACGACTGTGCAGTTACCACCCTGATGCTGAACAGTTTGCAAGCAGACATCGAGAGCCAACCAGGGTACGCGCCATGAGTGATATCGATCTCCGCCAGAAGCCGAACCGCATCCTGCTGGCGCTCGATATCTTCCTCGGCACCGCATTTTTCAGTGAGTGCTACCCGACTGAGCCGACCCCAAGCTACGTGTGGCGCGTGCAGCGAACTGGATGGATTACGCTCATCAATTGCTTGTTCTTTGACGTGGCGCACTGCGAAACCAGCTACATCAACAGCTAACAGCATCTGTTTGACGCATCGGAGTACCGAGTATGATCTACAGAGTGGTTGAAAAAACAACAGGAAACGAAATAACGCGCTACTGCTCGACGCAGGTTGTTGAGCAGATCAATGGGGTTAGTTATTCACTCACTGAGTACGATCACGCTGAGCTTAACGATGACGCGCAGCCTGTCTCAACAACGAAATTCAACGGTCGGCGAATCCTGACGGAACTTGAATTCCGATCCTTGTTCTCCGAAGCCACGCTAAAGTGGATAGACCGTTTTGAAGCACAGTTCGAAGGCTATGCCTATCTAACTGACGATCAGAAAGACGATATACGCACAGCCTTTGCCAATTACCACGCCGCCACGTCCGTCGACCTTGATGATCCGCGCTGGATTCCGGGCCTTGGCCTGTATGTCGCCCTCGGCGGCATGGATGCAGAAGAAGTGACGGAGGTTCTACGTGGCTAATAAATACATCATCCACCTAGCAGCCTATTGCGGAGACGGCACAAGTAACGTCGAGGCGACAAGCACTGGCGGGGTAGGTGCCCTTAATAGCATGATCTACGCCGAAGGAACGCCTTGGCCTGCTCCTGCGGTGCTTGCCGCTAGTGATGTGGTCAATATTCGGTCCAAGGATGCAGCAGGGGCAGATATTATGAGAACACTGGCGGCGGCTACAAGCCTTGGAAGCTCCGTAGCGACAGCGACAAATTGGATAACGTGGATTATTGACAACGGGTCCGTATGGCCGGGAATAGACGGGACTATTACCTATAACCACGGCGCTAGTAATTATGCAGTTACGTTCCGGCCCTACAACGCCTTCTATGCGCAGACCCCGGATGCGCTTGTCTTATATTCGCCCAGCACTAATCCAACTGACGGACCAATGGTTACAACGATTGGCAGTCTGGTAAAGAATGCAAAATTCGACTGGTCGGCCAAGACGGGATCGAATTCTACTAGCATTAGCGTAGGGGGCAATTCAGCGGTGGGTGGTTTGCTCATCAATCCTAATGTAGTTTGCGGAATAGTCGGATCATCCGTCTCGGGCGTAGGCCTGTTCCACCACGGCACGAATGGCTGCGCAACCCTCATCAATCCTAAAATTACATTGCTTGCCCCTAGGGTCAATGGGCAAGCGCTATTCAATGCGGTTAGCGGATATGCCAACCCTGTTGAGGTGTTCGGGGGCCGTGTTTCAGGAGCGGGAGCAACAAGCAGCCAAGCCTTAATCTATAAGGCCTCTTCTTATACCGCAACCCATGCACTGATGCGGTTTGTAGGGTTTCAATTCCCTAATACTATGTCGGTGCACTCCGCTGGGGCTGAGTTTATATCGCAAGCGGCCGAGTTGGATATTATTGGTTGTGATAACGGGCTTGGTGGTCATTATGAAAGGACGTGGGGCTATGTTACGTCCCGGTCTGACAACTACCCACCTAAGCTATCCGCAACTCTGCCTGACAGCGTAGGCACCAATTGGTCGTGGCGGCTTTTCCCTAGAGCCCCAACCTTATCGTTTCCCTGTTCGCTACCGATCAGCGCTGTATCTCAGGCAGCTAGTGGAGTTAAGACAGTTGCGCTTAATCTGCTCGTTGAGTCTACGTTCACGGCAACTAAAGCCAATACGTGGATCGACGTAGCCTATGTTGATACGGACGATGTAGCCCACGTCGATAGCAGCTTTATCCTCGGGTCAGCGACGGAGATTGATTCTGCTCCTTTAGCTAATTGGTCTAGTAACTCGTGGTATTTATCTTCTTTCGATCAGCGAAAGATTGAGGTAACGACTTCCAGCGCGATAAAGCAAGACACTGCGATTGTTGTTAATTTAAGAACAACGCTTGTGGCAGCTAACACGTCCCAAGTCGTTTTTGTCGATCCTGAGATTGTGGTGACGTGATGAGTTCGTTACCTCACGGCCTTATCACAGTAACCGGTGTATCGAGAACGTCCAGAGTCCCCGGCTGCGTTGGCGTTTCATTTATCGCGGCAAGGCTTCCGACTGATCCGATTGGATCAACCTCGGTCACGTTCGACGGTGTGATTGAGGGGAGTGAGATTCACGTCTACCTCCCTGACGGAACCGAGTTGACGGGTGTTGAGTCATGCAACACGAATCACACGCTGTCATGGCCGGTCTATGCAGCAGGAAGCCCGAACAACACGGTCCTGATCACGATTATCAAGCGTGGCCTACGCTGGCAGAAATTCCCCTACGTAAGTAAGGTCGGGGAACAAACCATCCCGATCTTCCCGCAGCCTGATCTTGGCTACAACAACCCGGCCTAACGGAGCACCCCATGGCAATGATTATTGATCCTGATTCACTGAACGTCGGCACTGAACTGACGATTACCCCAGCGGCCAAAACGTTCCGGCTCAACGTCGCAGGAAACCTTGTTGCCAAGGATGGTTGTGATGGTCGAGCACTGTACTCAAAGTTCATCGAGCTTTGGGAAACGGTGGCGTACAACAAGTATGATTTTCCGTTCTATGTTGTTGGTGATCCACGTGCCGGGATGTTCGCTATTGGTTACGATGGCGCAACTTACAACGGATGGAAGCCTGAAGACGACGCAACGCGGCAGTACATACGGAATATCGGATGGGCAGAATACTCGTCTGCTGGCGTTTTGGCCCGAGTCTATGTCGGGGGCGTGGTCGGGGCGTCAGGTGCTCCATCTGGCGCACAGATGTACTACAAGAAAGAAGCGGCAGGGTCGCCAATCAACTTCGCCTACACAGACGCGCCAAATCAGGCTATTCAGGTATTCGGAGACGCGACCAACGGCAACTTTGACCACAGGGCATTCTTCAAGGTGTTCTGTCGTGAGTATGGTGTCACCTTTGACGATACCGTTCTTGCCGACATTTTTGAAACGGCGACAGGGCCGTACAAACTCGGTTTTGCCATCAATGTGTCGCCAGATACCAAGCTGACTGAGTTGCTTGGCTCGGTTCAGGCCGCGGCAGATGCGGCCATGGCGGGTGCTCCCTACACAGGCATCACGATTGGTTACTACTCTGCTGGTCAGTCGCGCACGGTTGATGCGCCCGGTCGATTGTTCTCGCGCATCATTGCCGGAAACAACGGCACGGCAGAACAAATCTATGCCAAGCATCAATACCTTCTGCGCCAGAACAGCAACATCAATGTTGGTGGGAATGCCGGGATTATCACAGGCAAGACGACGGATTCGATCATGTGGTTTGTCGGTGACACCCTTTATGTACGCGGGTACATCGACAGCTACAACGCCAATGATATCAACCGCATCGTATTTATCGATGATAGCGGGACAGAGCGGCGCTTCCCCTTTACCTCTGCTGGATCGCTGGTATTCGATGATTCGTTTGTTGGTGGTGTCTATCGAGCATTCTTTGCTAGTGGCGCGGCTGTCGGGAATAATTTTGGTGAAGTATCAGCACTCACGGTACAAGACGCTACTGGCGATGACATCGCAGGCACGATTGGATCAGCAGGTATCAGCTTCGATTACGCTTTTGACTCCAATGTTCAGCGTGGGGCTGGAACGGCGGGTACGCCCGTTCTTCTGAAAATCTTCGCACTCAAGAAGGGATCAACCAAACCACGGTTCGTTACTTACACCCTGACTAGGGCAGTAGGCCAGAACATCAGCTTTGCGGCTGAATCTGACCTTGGCTACCTGAATCCGTAAGGGGTAGTCGTGACGATCACGTTTGACGGACAGGCACGCACCATCACCCTCGGTATGCCGGGGATGGTATCCGTGCGTGCGATCTGGACGCAGTACATCGACTGGATGTCCACTGGGGACAACTCAAAACACCATCAAATGCTGTTTACGGTAGGGATGGACACATCGGACATTCCGTTCTACCTGTTCATGGCTGACGGCGTGACGATGGTAGTTGTTGACAACACTTCTCCGACGATTATCTACGACGGAACGCTCAAGACCTACGACGACCGTGATCCATTCGGCGGCGCGGTGGCAAATGTACGCTACCAAGACCCCGGCATTGCTATCGGGTACAGCACAACAGGGGCCGCAGGCCCAAGCGCTGAATCCATCGCCTCTGCTGTCCTCGCTGCGATGCAGGGCACGACCTTCCAGGCTAACGTCAAAGCCGTAAACGATACCCCGATCACAGGGTTGGGGCTAGAGCCACCGAATCACTGGCGGCCACTATGAACTCGTGGGGCTTATCGTGGGGCCTATCATGGGGCGGTACTTGGGGCTTAACGCGTATAGAAGAGTCAGCTAGGTCTGGCTACTGGAGGCTTGCGCTGTATCAGCTGCAAGAGGAGTGGCTAAACAAACGCAAAGCTCCAATTCTAGCAATACCAGATGAGCCGAAGATTAGGATTAGGTACCTAAAGTACCAAGAGCCTTCACTTAAAACTGACGGGTTACTAGAACCGCTTGAAGCGCCGCCACAGACGAAGCTGGCACCGTACAGGCCACCAAGCGCCACGCTGACTGAGGCAGCGAAGTCACAACCGACCATATTTGAGATAGTCAGGTGGTTAGAGTTTACAACCGCTCTGAAACATGCTAAAGTAGCACCGTTAGCTCGGAAGGAAGCACCGAGCGCTGCAAACGACGAAACCCTGCTTCTTTTATTACTTGCCTAAGGATTACTATGGGACATTTGGCAAAAGTGCTGAGCAAGTCGGCCCAACCCGGGCTGAAGGCTTGCAAATCCGGCGGGCCCATCAAGCATGACGACATGGCCGAGGACAAGAAGCTTATCTCAGCCGAACTCAAGAAACGTGGGCTCAAGAAAGGTGGGAAGTGCAAATGAATAAACTTACTGTTACATACTCTGACAGCTCTACCGAGGACGTGACATCTGACCTCAGCGCCGAGGAGTACTTTGATAGCCGCTTTGGTGGCCTTCCACAGGAGGTCTTGGAAAAGTGCTCAGTAGTGGGGCATGAGGCTAAACCGGTAGCTAAGCCCGAAAAGTCGGAATCGAAAGCCGCTAAGGCCACGAAATAAAATGGCTCTAGACCGTTTTGTTGACCAGTACATCAAGCTTATTTCTGTAGAGATTGAGAATAGCAAAGACGTGCTTGCAACTAAGGAGTTCAAAAAACGGTCTGAGTTTTGCAAAGAGCAAGGAAGGCTTCAAGCATTTACTGAAGCCCTTCGGCTTCTCAGGGCGATTCCTGAGGACGAGTAGTTCAACTCTGAAGGAGAGTTAGTATGGCAATTCCCGCAAGTGACCTGGCGTCGGCATTTCCAGTAGTAGTACCAGGCGTTGCACCTTTGGGCGCGCGTGTGTTGGTGCAGCTGCGTACTGTTCGTGAGAAGACTCACGGAGGCATTATCCTAGCGCCTGATACCAAAGAATTCAACAAAGAGAACACCCAGCTAGGCAAGATTTATCAGCTTGGCCCCATTGCATTTCGCAACCGTGATTCTGGCGAGCTTTGGCGTGAGGGCGTGTGGGCTCGTCCCGGGGACTACGTCCGCATCCCAAAGTGGGGCGGTGATCGTTTTACCCGCAAGGTGCCCGGTACTGAAGACACTGCGATCTTTTGTATTTTCTCTGACCATGAGCTTATTGCCAAGGTTGATCCTGAGGCCTTTGAAGAACTGGACGAGGTGAAGTAATGGCAGCCAAAGACGAAGAAGAAATCATTGACGTTATTATTGAAGGCGATGACAATGACGCAGTGTCAAATACGGTTGACGACGCCTCCGCCGTCGGTGCAGATAGTGACGCGCATGATGATACAGAGGATGACGACACCGAGGATGACGGGAGTAGTCACTCTGATGCCGACGAAGACCGGGACGCTATTCGAGAGCGTCGGCGCAAAGAAAGACAGGACCGCAAAACACGGACCAAGGAACGTGCAGATTCATTGAAGCGTGAGCTAGCAGCTCGCGATGCCGTTATCAATGAAATGCGTGAAAAGCTTGCGGTAATTGAGCGGCGTAGCGTCGGCGGTGAAATGGCGCAGATCACGCAAGCTAAAGAGAAAGCCGCGCAAGCGTATAATTACTACAAAGACCAAATCCGGTCGGGTACAGAGTCTGCCAACGGCGCCGCAGTTGCCGAAGCCACTGAGCAGTTGATGCAAGTACGCACGCGCTTGGAACAGCTCAACAATATCGAGAAGACGTACAAGCAACGTAGTGCGCAGCCCCCACCGCTTGACCAGCGTGTTGCCAACAATGCACGTGAATGGACGACGTCAAATAGCTGGTATGACCCACAAGGCAAAGACCAAGACTCACGAGTTGTGCTGATGCTTGACCAGACACTAGCTGAAGAAGGCTGGGACCCACTTACTAAGGAGTATTGGGACGAGCTGGGCAGCAGGGTAAAAAAATACTTACCGCATCGCGCGAATCGTGATAATATAGCTACTAAGGACAAACCGAAGTCCGTAGTCGCAGGATCAGGTCGCGAAACTTCACCAGGCTCAAGCACCACATTTAGGCTATCAGCTGAGCGAGTAAAGGCGCTCAAGGATGCTGGTAAGTGGGAAGACCCAGTGGAGCGGAACAAAATGATTAAGCAATATCGTGACTATGATCGAAACAATGAAGGAGCTAGATAATGGCTGAAGAGAAAAAGGCAAGTGGTCCTGTAGGCGATGAGCGCCTAGTTAAATCCACTTCTCGTGATGACAGAAGCTCCGCCGACTCAGAACGAGTCAACAAGGATGGCACAGCACTGACCCTCGAAGAGCGCCGCAAGGCACTTCGTCAAGAGTGGACACAGGACGTGCTTCCCACACCGCCCAAAGTGCCTGGTTGGCATTTCTGCTGGCTTTCCACGACGAACTCGTCTGACCCGATTTACAAGCGGATGCAGAAGGGTTATCAGCCCGTGAAGGCCAGCGAACTCGCTGGATTTACCCAAACCAGAGTTACTGAGGGCGAATTCGAAGGCGTTATTTCATGCAATGAGATGCTCCTGTTTAAGATTGAGGAAGAGCTCTATCAAGATATCATGCTATATCTGCATCATGAGCTTCCGATGTCTGAGGAAGAACTGCTCAAAGCAAATACCGTCGCTGAGCTGCAAGGCGAAGATCGTGATGGAAGGAATTTGGGTTCAGTCGAAGGTTTCGACACCCTGGCCCGTCGCGTAAATACTCCCACTTTCTCTTAAGGAAAACTGAATATGGCACTTATTTCTGCCCCCTTCGGTCTCCGACTGGTCGAGCATCCTACGGGTCAGTCCCGTGCGAACACGTATACCATCGCTGCGGCGTACAATACGTTGATTTCGTACGGTGACCCCGTTATGCTGAATACCGACGGAACCATCACAGTCTTGACCGCAACGTCAAGCCCCATCCTTGGCGTTTTTGCTGGAGTCGAGTTTATCGACGCCACCGGAAAGCCCACAACCTCGAAGAACTGGCCAGCAAGTCAAGCCGTCCTTTCCGGCACCACGCCCGTAGCCTACGTCTACGATGATCCTGAGAACCTGTATGACGTCCAAGTAACAGCCAACGCCTCTGGCTACGTGCAAGCAGCTATCGGCGACCAGACCAATCTGTACCCCGTCACCGCGGGCAGTACGGTCACTGGGCAATCGGCAGGCAGCATTGCGCTTGCATTGGTCGGTGCTGGCGTGCAAGGTCAGGTTCGCGTGCGTTCGCTGACCGACGGCATCTACGACGCCACCTATAACCCCTACCCCATCGTTCGTGTGCAGATCTCGCGTCATGCGTTTGCTGCTGCGATGACGGCCATCTAAGGAGATTACTATGGCTGGCGTAATTATGCGCAATACCCAGTTCCGCGCTATCGTGGAACCGATCCTCAATTCGGCATTTGATGGTATTTACGACCAACGTGCTGATGAGTACAAATCAGTCTTCAGTGAAGAAACTGGTACCGCTCGTTCCTACCATGAAGAGGCTGTTCTCTACGGCCTGGGTGCAGCTCCACTGCTTCCTGATGGTCAACCGATCACCTACGATGAGGGCGGCGTTTTGTACCAAAAACGCTATACTTACGACGTCTACGGTTTGGCTTTCGCGCTGACTCAAGTGCTGGTGGAAGACGGTGAGCACATCTCTGTCGGTACTAAGTACTCGAAGCACTTGGCGCAGTCTATGACGGAGACTTTGGAAACTGTTACCTGCAATCATCTGAATCGGGGCTTCAATAGCTCGTACAAAGGTGGCGACTTGGTTGAGCTGTTCTCGGCCTCGCACCCGGTTATCGGTGGCGTACAGTCGAACGTTCTTACCTCGGCGGCGCTCTCGCAGACTTCGCTTGAACAGGCTTTGATCCAGATTCGTCAGACCAAGGATTCTCGTGGTAAGCCGATTCGTGTCATGCCGAAGCAGCTCATTGTGCATCCCAGCAATATGCTGGTGGCCGAAGTTCTGCTGAATTCCGTCCTTCGAGCCGGCACCAACAACAATGACCTCAACCCGATCAAGTCCTCAAACCTGATTAGCAAGGTTACTGATTTGTCTCGTTTGACCTCGGCCCCTGCCTGGTTCGTCCAGACTGGCGCTCAAGACGGTTTGAAGGTCCTCTGGCGTCGCAAGCTGAAGAAGGCAATGGAAGGCGACTTCGAAACTGATAGTATTCGCTACAAGTCTACCATGCGCTTCGGCTCCGGTTGGACTGACTGGCGCGGTGCCTTCGGTAACGCAGGCGTCTAAGAAGTATGCCCCTTCGGGGGCTTTTCTCTAACCGAGGGGTTCAAGCCCCAGGAAAGGAAACAAAATGCAAGTCTCTGATGATATCATGCTGGGTCCGGTATTTTCCGGAAAAATCAATTCTGATGGTCCTAGCGACATGGAATTGGGCGTAGGCCCTATGGGCCGCGTCTATCTTTTTGACGTTGTTCCGCTGACTCTCCAAGTAGCTGGACTCGCCTCTGGAACTCAGAATCCGGGCTCCGGTGCCTCTTTTACGCTATCCGCCGGTACTGGTGTGACCACGCAGACTGTAGGCAATGAGGTACGCTACGTCCTAGACACCCCCCGCTCAGTAACCATTACTGCAACTGGCGCCAACACAGCAACATATAAGATCTCTGGCTATGACCTGTATGGCCAGGCTATGTCGCAAACGCTAGCCGCTCCGAGCACTAGCACTGTGTCCAGTACCAAGATGTTTAAGTCCGTGGTTAGTGTGGCCAATGCCAACGCCACTGCGGGAACGAATAACCTGACCGTCGGCTATGGCGACTCCATTGGGCTGCCGTACAAGATTGCCTCGCGCGATTACGTACTTCCAGGAAACTTCAATGCTACCGCTTTGGCCCTGTCGGCATTCACGGTAGCTGACGCTACATCACCTGCAACTGTATCTACTACTGATGTTCGGGGCTTCGTAGCCCTGCCGTCGGCCGCAGATGGAACTAAGCGCCTGGTGGTGTGCATTGGCTTGCCGGCAATTGCCTGTGGTCCAAATGCTACTCGGGTTGGAGCATTGGGTGTAACTCAAGTTTAACTCTTACGGGGCTTCGGCCCCTGTTTTGGAGATTGGCATGATTGCGACAAAACTTGGGTATTTCAATAGTGGTGCCACAGCCGGTGTACAAGTCAAACTAGGGCCTACTGGGTTCTACGGTATCGTATCTACTGTTACTGGCGGTGCAGTTACTGTGTATGATGGAACTAACACGTCTGGCACTGTTCTATTTGCCAAAACTCTAGCAGTGGGTGATGTTGTTAATTTTGGCGGATTGGGTTTTGCCGCGAAAGTTGGCCTATTCTTGGCCACTGCCGGCACAGTGAACGTTCTTTACACGTAGAGCCCAAAATGGGCCTAAGAACACTTCTGACTGCCTTGTGCAACAGGTTTGATGGGCACAGGTATGAGCTTTGGGAAGAGGTCGACGGAACCATTAAGTGGTACTGTAATGGCAATGACCACCTGGCCGAGCATGTGACTCTGGCTGGGTGGGAAGATTTGCGATTCCCTGCCCAAGGTATTAACCCGCTAGGGGCTACAGCTCCACCAAATATAGACAATACAGTAATGCCTGGTACGTTGCTGTTTTCCAGTAGTCAGGTAAACAGTATAGCAGGGGTGGCACAAATGCCACACTCTTGGCTAGTAGGTAGTTCAGTACATCCGCACGCTCACTGGGCTAAAACTACCTCTGGGGCGGGTGATGTGGTGTGGGAGTTTTGCTATGCGCTGGCTGGGCCAGGCGGAACATTCGGGGCCTACTCTAGCTGGGAAGCTTGCGCAAACTCCATACCAAATGACGATGTAGCTAACAAGCATGCCGTATCAGCTTGGTCATTACTTTCATTGGGCACGCTACCGGAGTCTACTATCATACTTTGGCAGATTAGGCGGAACACAGCTGCTCTAGCTGATAACTATGCGGCAGATGCTCGGCTGTTCGAGTTTGACATTCACTTCCAAGTAAGCAGATTTGGTTCAGTCTCAGAATTTTAGTAAGGTTTACTTCTGCTGCGCCTCAAGGTATAATTAGCATATGGCTACTTCTGGTACAATCGGGCAGACTGTAATTAGTACTGCCAAAGTTATTGAGCACGCAGTGCGACGCTGCGGGCTACAGGCTTCTATGCAGACGCCTGAGACCGTGTATGTGGCTAAAGACTGCTTGTTCTTGCTGCTCATGCACTACGCCAATACAAGCCTAAATCTTTGGTGTGTTGATACCAAGTACTTAGGGCTGCAACCGGGGCAGAAAGAATATACGCTGCCCGTTGGTACCAATAATGTGTTGAGCGCGCAGCAGAGCACGCCTACGCTAGCCACGCAGCTGAGTCTCAACGCCACGACACAAGTCTTAACTGCCTCCGCTGCCCTGGTACGGGTGGGCTTGAAATTCAGCGTCTTACCGACGACAGACTTTACAGTATCCACATCGACTGACGGAGTGAGCTACACATCGCGAGTTGCTTGCAAAGTGCTTGATCTTCGGGGTATCAATGAAGTGTACTGGTTTGACCTGGACCCAGTAGTTACTGCCACGCATGTACAGGTGTCAAGCGGTACGCTGAGCGCCGTGTACTCCGCTACCAGTGTGTCAGATCTACCAGTGATGTCATGGAATCGTGATACTTACGCGGCTATTCCAAACAAGAACTCGCAAGGTGGCACAATAACAAATTACTTGTTCAATAAACTAATGGACCCGTCCATTACGCTTTGGCAAGTGCCGTCTGATGAAACTCGCCACATGTCGTTAATGCTGCATAGGCAAGTACAGGATGTTGGTGCATTAACACAGTCTTTAGCCATACCCACCAGGTGGTTCGAGCCAACTATTATCCAGTTAGCTTTTAGGCTAAGTATGGAGCTTCCCGGTGTTGATCCTACACGTATTAAGATGCTGTCTGACCTGGCCTCTAAGTTCAGCATGGAAGTAATGAGTGAAGAGACCGACTCTGCGCCGATCGATGTGCAGCCCGGAATTTCGCCGTATACGAGGTAGTGCATGCCAAGGTACCTTACGCCAGCTACGTCTGGTAAAGTCGCGGTTGCAATATGCGGCCGTTGCCAGCTCAAGATGCATTACACGGACCTAATGGCTGATCGCAATGTGCCAGGGTTGTACGTCTGCAAAGACTGCTGTGATGGAAAAGACCCTTACAAGCTGGCACCAAAGCCCCCTGAGAATATCTCGCTGCACCACCCAAGACCCGATGAGCCACTGATATGAGCGCACCAGAAGTTCTAACATTTGACTCGCTTAAGGCTGATATACAGGTATATGCTGAGCGAAGAGATGACGAGTTTGTCAATCAAATTGACCGGTTCATTATGCTGGGCGAACAACGCATCGCGCTAGAGGCCAAAGGTCTTGGGTTTAAGCGAGTTGTGAATGGCAACTTTGAGGTTAGCAACCCCGTAGTTGAGAAGCCGGAGCGTTGGCGCCAGACGGTTAGCCTATTCTACACAAATGCGCAAGGCGAGTTTATCTTCCTGCGACCGCGGACTTACGAGTATTGCAGAGTTTACGCCTCCGGCCAGGTGGATGCTGACCCACAGTACTACTCCGACTACGACTTTGACCACGTATACATCTCAGCCACGCCGCCAGCTGGCTACGCCTTTGAGCTGTGCTACCACGAGAGGCCAGTCTCGCTTTCCTCGGCTAACCAGACCAACTGGACTACCCGCTATGCGCCTCAATTGCTGCTCTATGCTTGCTTGTTAGAGGCGCAGCCGTTCTTGAAAAATCAAGGCCTGCTAGCCATGTGGCAGTCTCAGTATGCCGAAATCGTGTCCTCGCTTCAAATTGAGAACACAAAGTACAACCATGACAATACAGAGAGTGCCCAATGAGCGGATACACTGATGCCTTTAGCAATGACCTTCTGCCCCCCTCAGACCTCGGTCTATCCGTAGTAAGCCTCACAGGAACTACGCAGGCTGAGTGGCCCGGTAACTATAATGGAACTGGCATTCCACTGCCCAAGATACTTGAGGTGAGCTGTGGGCCAGGCGCTATTCTCAAACTACCGCCGGCTAATCAAGTATCCCCCGGTAATCCAGTGCTTATCCGCAATTACGGTGCCAATACGCTGTCGGTACAGAACTACGCCGGAGCAGGGTTAGTTAGTATTGCCACGGGTATAGCTCAGTTTCTGTATGTAATTGATAACGCCACGGCCGCTGGGACCTGGGGCCAAATTACTTATGGCGCTGGTGGTTCGAGCATTGCCTCTGGGGCATTGGCTGGGTATGGCACTAAAGCCACTGGCCCTACCCTGTCCGTGGCATCACCAGTGTACTCGGTGTCAAGTGATACCACCTTGACTACTGCTATGCGTGGGCAGACTATTGAATTTACCGGCGGAGCGGCCAACCTGAACCTTAGCTTGGCTGCTACCTACGGTAATGACTTCTACTGTATGGTTAAGAATTCTGGTACAGGCTCTGTAGGTATAGTACCTAGCGGAGCCGAGGCTTCCGACGTGCTGTCGCTGCAGCCCACTGAGTCTTTTACACTGGTGTGTACTGGAACTGAGTGGATTACTATTGGCTACGGCAGAAGTTTGCTGTATCAAACCTCAGCGCTTGCGCTAGACGTGACAGCTGGTGGCATTTTCACCTTGTCTGCAGCACAGGCTAGTAACAAACTGATCACGTTCATTGGAGCCCCGGCCGCAGACGTTACCGTAATTGTCCCATCAGCCTTGTCTGTCTACTACACCGCGAATAACTTGACTACTGCGCATACAGTGTTTGTCAAGACGTCCGCAGGCAGCCCTATGGCCATACATCAGAATATTAGGGCTATCCTGGTATGCGACGGATTGGAAGTAACTGAGGCGCAGTCTCAGGTAGTAGTAAATATGCAGAGCATACCTGATGGCACTGAAGCTGTGCCAGCAATAAATTTCTACTCAGCTACTGGGACTGGATTCTACAAGTTTGGTGCGACGGGATTTGGTATTAGTGTTGGCGGAGACGCGCAATTAGAGGCTAGCCCAACTGGGGTAAACTTCCCGCATAGCATATCCATTGCCGGCATACCTGTAACAGGTTCCGCGTTACCAAGGTCTGCGAGAACATCGAATACTATTATCGGAGACGCCGATAGATCGACATTAATCGACATCACCAGCGGCACGTTTACGCAGACCTTTGTTGCTGTGGCGACACTTGGTGCAGGCTGGTGGTGCTATATCCGCAACAGCGGAACAGGCGACATTACACTTGACCCGAATCTGTCGGAAACTATTGACGGCGCTACCACGTCCCTACTGTCTCCGGGGATGGTCATTATCGTGCAGTGCGACGGGTCTGCGCTGCGATCTGTAGTGCTAGCCGAAGGGGGAAGCTTGTACTTCTGCGCAAGGGAGGAGCAAGCCAGCGGTACAGATGGCGGCGCTTGCGCGGCTACGACATGGCAAACTCGGACGCTCAATACTGTGACAAAAAATACCATCGTCGGAGCATCACTGGCTTCAAACAATATCACGCTACCGGCTGGCACGTACCGAATTGAGGCACGGTACCCAACAGCTGGGCTTATGAACCATAAAGGGGCAATTTATAATAATACTGACTCAGCTTTTTCCATCCTTGGTGATGTTTCAGCAAGTAAAACACACGGAATCATTAGTGGAAATATCCTAATAACGGCTCAGAAAACATTTTCATTACGTCAGTTTTCGAGTGCAGCCGATGGACAAGGATTCGGAACAGGTCTGGCTTCAGCGGGCCAAACTGAAGTTTTTGCAACCGTTGAAATTTGGAGGCTTGCATGATCTACGTAACCCATGACGCAAACGGTAAATTGACCGGGCTTTATCGACAAGACATTCACGCCTCGCACGTCGGAAATTACATTCAGGTTGATGAATCAATCTCTCAAAACTGGACCGCGTATCAAGCGAACTCGGGTCTAAATGGTATTGAGTTGGCCCCACCCCCAGTAATCCAACCAATAATACCCAGCCTACTCACTCGTCGTCAGTTCTTTATCCAACTGGTCCGTTCTGGCTTGTACGAAATTGTGGAAGGGATCATTGCCGTGTCAAGCGATATTGAATTGAAAATAACGTACCAGACAGCAACAGAGTTTCTGCGCACGAATCCAATGATAAACCAAATGATGACAGCCTTGGGAAAAACTGAAGCTGATGTGGACACTTTCTTTATCGAGGGCGTACTAGTATGAGCGGGTTTTGGATTGGCGTAGATCAGACTATAAATACCAAAATTAAGCTATGTGATGGATACGGCAAGCCTGACGAGATGCTGTCCGCGCGGGCCTACAGGCTCAGAAAAGAGCACCCCGCGCTCATCAAGTGGATTGACCGACTATTCTTCTGGGACGAAAATCATTGCCAGGAGTGCTACGGTATAGAGATGGCGCGTGAGCAGCTGCCGGTTGAGTATCGATAGCACACGATGATTCGCAACTAATTTTCGAGTCCAGTGGATACGCCGTGTCGCGAGCGCGGTATAATGGATAAACTGATCGAGGAATATTCATGATTACTGGCATTCAAGGCGTAAGCGACCTAGATGAGCTTGAACGACGCAAGCGCCTAGGGCAAGGTTCATCAAGTGGCGCTTATCCGCAGACTAGCCCGCTGAGCCAACTCGCTAACCAAGGTGTGCCTAGCGAGGCATATCAGCCGGCAGACTCGCCTAACCAAAGTTCGTTTGAGCTACCACGGGGCATTAGTCAGGCGCTTGTCAATACTGTACTAGGCGCAGTTACCTCGCAGCTAGGCCCCCTTAGCGGACTAGTGAAATCTTTAGCAGGCAGCTATATAGACGACAAGAGCGAGGCAGATACGTGGGACAGCGCGCGTCGTAGTGTAGTTAACACGGTACTTGGGGCCGCGATACCTGGAGTTGGCTTGCCGCTTATGCTTGCAAAGTTTCTTGGAGTAGACCCTGCTAGAGCGGTGAGTTCATTGTTTGACTCCAGAGACTACGCCAAGCTAGGCGGCGAGTCCGGTGGTCTACTGAACGAGAGATCAGAGTACAACGGCTACACCCCCGGTGAGCGCTACACCCCCGGCACCGACAACCTAGGCGACTTGCGGCTTTCTGGTGAAGATCTTTCTACGGCCGCTGAGATTAGCGCTACAGGCATGGCGCAGTCTCAGGAAAACGCCGAAGCAGGCACTAACTCTGATAGTCATGCCACCGACACAGGGGGATACGGCACTGGGTTCTCGTATAGCAGCAGCGGAAATAACAACTATAGCCCTTATGGTGGCAGTGGGTACTCTAGTAATAGCGACAGTAGTGATAGCGGCGGCTACAAGAAAGGCGGAAAAGTGAAAAGTCCACTGAGCATGCTGGCCCAGCAAGGCCGTAATGGCGATACCAGGGTAGCGCACCTAACCCCAGGAGAAGTGGTTATTCCAGCAGAGGTTGTTGACAATAGCCCTGAGTTGATGCGACAGATAGAAGCTCTGATTAGTCAGCTAGGTGGCACGCCTGACGAGCTGTATGTAGGACAAGGCCGCACCAATCCCCACACTGGGCTCGAGGAATTCGCTACCGAAGAAGAGATTACAAAAGCGTACCAAGATCGGCTCGGTCGTGCGCCAGATGCTGCTGGGATGGACTACTGGAAAAACCAGGCAGACTTGTCGGGGTTTAACTCAGCGGCCTATGATGAGACCACCAGGAACGGTGTGGCTGCGCTGTATTCTGCCAGCGATAAAGCTTCGTCAGAACGCCCCGCCGACTATTTGAATATCGACCAAGCTTACGGTAATATGTTTGGCCGACAAGCGGATCAAGGTGGAGCCGACTATTGGAGGGCGCAGAATAATGACTCTGAGCAAGGTAGCCCAGAACTTCTAGCCAGGATGCTGGGAGATTCTTCCGGCACGGATAGGGCGTACGCCCAGGCGCACGGCTTCTTAGATGCCAATGGCCAGGCGACAAATCTAACTAAGCAGTCACAGGCCTACTTTGACGCATTCAACAACACTACGCCTACTAGCATAGACGACCCCAATGCCTTGTATAGATGGTCCGACGGTGAACGCGCCGCCAATATTAATGCCGCCAATCCCATGTATAATGGTGCCGTTGGCGTGAGTAACGTCGGTGGGCCTGCGTCAGCTGGTGACTGGAAGACCAATAATACCTGGAACTGGAACTATGGAGATGGCTCGCTAGCTGATGTACAGAGCTACTATGATTCACTGGGCGCGACGGACGCCGAACGCAATCAGCGCCTTAAAGGTCTAACAGACGGGTCTGTGTGGCACATCAATGATAACTTGTCATTTGCACAAAGACAGCAGATGATGGATATGAATGGCGGCAAAGCCGTGGCGCTCGCAGGTGATGCACAGCAATTTCTATACGATCACGGACTAGCGGGAGTACGCGATAGCGCTCAGCAAGTCAAGGATGATGAGTTTCAAGGTTTTATCGAGCAAGGCATGACACCGGCTCAAGCGCAAGAGGCACAGTATCAGGCTTCAATAGCTAGACAGGTCTCTAAAGCGAGTCCTACCACCAGTGCTACCAACAATGCTGGCGGCGCTATGAATTGGAATAACGGCAACGCGGCTAACGGCGCAGCTAGCCAGCCTATTGGGTCTACGCTTAGGCCTACCGTGGGTGGAGCCTACAGAGGTACACAGTGGACGCCCAATGGTTGGGAGGCTACGCAGCAAATGCGAGACGAAGCTGATGCTGTTGGGCCAGAGGTATGGCTAAACGCCCCAACTCAGTACGCGGCTGGCGGCATAGTTACTGGCCCGCTAATGAAGCTGCGCCATGGCTGAGCTTACGGCAGACCAGCTTCAGTCCTTGACTAGCGGCGGGGATTGCCCATTACACTCCCATTCCGCGGACCGAGTTGTCACGCACGAGCAGGTACTAGCTTTCCAAGGCAGTGAGGCAACACGAGTGGTTAGCGGAGATTACGCCTTGACGTACGACGACGATTTTATTTTTGTAGAGGCCGCTGCGCCAGTAGCCCTGCAGCTGCCGACGGCAAGAGGCGGAAAGTCCTACACTATGGTGAAAATTTCTGGCGCTTCTCTCGTGACCATACTGCCCGGCGCGGCTGACTCAATTAACGGAACCACGTCTAAAATAATTACTGACTCCTTCGTGCCAGTTAGGATTAAGGTAGTTAAAGGTCATGGATGGATTGAGGTATGAGCAAACAACAGCCCCAAGCGCCTCAGATACAGCAGCAAAAGGTGTCTGAGACCATCGTGCTCCCGTCGCTCCCCGGCGTGCGGCGGGATGGAACCAGCACGGATAGCGACTACTACTCTGAAGCCCAGTGGTGCAGGTTCATTAAGAGTAAGCCACGCAAGATAGGCGGATTCCAGGAAATTTCCCCTAACTTCTCCGGTCCCATCTACAACGGATTCTTTTGGTCAAGACAGTTCACTAACTTGTGCTGCGCGTTCTCTATCACGGGAGTTGAGTTTTGTACAACGGACCAAGGTGGAGTTGGTTCGGGTGTACAGAGCATAACGCCTGCGGGTTACACGCCCCAGAGCACGGTTATGTGGAGCTACGACTACCTGTATGATGACGCCTCAGGCGCAGAGGCCACGCTGTTGCTGGCCGCACCCATTCAGACTCTGCAGAACATGGACGACCCCACTTTGGTCCCTGTGTACGTCACCCCGCTGAATAACCTTGCCGTAATGACCCCCATAGCTGACGTAAATGCGAAGTGCGCTGGGGGTTTATTTTGTACGCAGCCTTATACTGTGCTTCTTGGTAATGATGGTAATGTTACGTGGTCAGACATCAACTCTCCTCAGAACTATACCACAGGAGATGCGGGCTCCGACCGAGTAACTGGCACTAAGATTGTAGTTGGACTCCCACTACGCACCGGCAACGCCTCAGGGGCTTTGTTATGGTCCCTGGACTCAGTTTTGCGTATGGACTGGGTCGGCGGTGCCTCCATCTTCAAGTTTTCGCACATTAGCACTGAGTCCAGTATACTATCCCAGCGCTGCGTCATAGAAGTAGACAGCAAGTGGTTTTGGATAGGCATTGACAGGTTCATGGTCACTAACGGAGCGCAGGTTGAAGAGCTTCCCAATGATATGAATCTTCAATGGTTTTTTGACAACCTGAATTTTGCGCAACGCCAGAAGGTGTTTGCGATGAAGATTTCGCGATTCGGTGAGATTTGGTGGCACTTTCCCAAAGGCTCGTCAACCGAATGCAACCATGCTATTATCTTTAATTACCGCCTAAAGACTTGGTATGACACTGCCATTAGCCGCGGGTACGGCTATTCACCCGCCGCGTATCGCTACCCAGTAATGATGGGAAACACGCCTAACTCACAGCTTAACTTGAGCATAACTGTTGACTCTGGGGCCTTGGCTACTGGGCAATACTTACAAGGGTCTTCGAGCGGAGCGCAGGGCGTTGTACTGTCGATCACTGGTGCCGGGCCGTTTGTGGTAAAAGTAGTGCGCACCAACAGCCTGAATTTCACTACTGAAGGCATAACCGGTTCTGGTATTACTGGGCGTGTAACCGACGTGAAAGTACTGTACTCAGTCTACTCGCATGAGCTGGGCTACGACGCGAATGAGGGTGGCGTGATTACGAGCATCCCATCCAGTTTTTCTACCTGCGATTTTGGTATGCCTACCGGTGGACCACAGGAGGGAGCCAAGGGTGGTGGAGACTTCAATACTCGTATCACGCGCATAGAGCCTGACTTCAATATGTCTGGAGATATGACTGTACAGGTAGTCAGCAGGCAATGGGCGCAGTTTGCAGACGTAGCCAGCCGCTTGTATACTTTTTCGCCGGAAGCAGGTAAAATAGACTTACGCGAGCAAGCTCGGGAATTTCGGCTGAAATTCGAGTCCAACAGCTTAGGTGGATTTTACGAAGGCGGCAAAACATTAGTTCACCTTGAACAAGGCGACATTAGACCCTAAACTTTGGACATATACTATGGGCTGGTTTGATGAATTATTTGATGACAGTAGTGATTTTGAGCTGCCTACTGAGGATAGCTCAGATTCGTTAGGCGACCTTATAGGCTCGCTGGGCTCCGGCGATTACAGTGCTCCGCTAGGTGGCTTAGACATGTCTGTGTCTGGCAACTACGATCAGTTGCTGTCTCAGTTAGGCGGCGGCAGCGGAGACGCGCCACTTGGCGGCTATGATATGTCGGTGGCCGGCAACTACGAACGGCTAATGGAGCAACTGGGCTCCGGCGATTACAGTGCTCCGCTAGGCGGCTTGGACATGGCGGTGCCTGGTAACTATGCACAGCTAATTGCACAGCTAGGTGGCGGCAGCGGAGACGCTCCGCTAGGTGGCCTGGACATGTCAGTAGCCGGCAACTACGCAACACTGATGCAACGTCTGCTTAGTAATCCAGAGTCCGGAACTAGCAGCGGCGGAAGTAACAGCTCTCTTCTCGATATGCTCAGCAGGTTTGTAAGCGGCTCCGACGGACAAAAATCCCCACTGGCATCGCTCTTGGGGCTTGGCGCAACGGCCGGACAAGTTGGTTCAGCCCTAACAGCAAAAGGCTCCCCAGCACTGTCCGCCCCCGCTATGACGCAAGATAACCCGCATGCTACCTCAATGGCATGGAGAAAGATGGCCAAAGGCGGCGCGACGAAAGGTTGTGGATGCCAAGGAGCACTGGGCTTGCTAAAAGGGGCAAGCACCGGACAACTTGACAATGTACCTATCGCAGCCTCGCATGGCGAGTACGTCATGGACGCCGATTCAGTCTCAGCGCTTGGCGATGGCAACACAGACGCAGGCGCGGCTAGACTCGACAAAATGCGAGAGAATCTGCGTAGGCACAAGCGCAGCGCACCCGCTACAAACATACCACCAAAAGCTAAGAGCCCAGAGCAATATCTTAAAGGAGGCAAGTAATGGCTGGAGAACCTGGAACAACTGTTGAGTATGTGAATCCAGCGTACTCCACGGAGGCTAGTCAAGCCGTTGCCGGCGGCATCACCGGGATGCTTGGCAACGAGGGCTACCTGAACAGCACGCTGGGCAACTGGTACAACCAACAATCTGGAACTGGCGCGTTGGGCCAACTGGCTCAGTACGATGCAAGTAAAGCGCAGGAGTTCATGAACCCGTATACCACCAACGTGGTAGATGAGCAGGCACGGCTAAGCAATCAGAACTTGTTTGAGAACGTGCTTCCAGGCGTCAACAGTACCTTTGCAGGCAATGGACAGTTCGGCTCCACGCGAAACGCTGACTTTACCAACAGAGCTATTCGCGATCAGGGGTACAACCTGGCTGGGCAAATGGGGCAGACTCTGTACAACTCACAGAACCAAGCTAATACGAACTACAAAGATTGGACCCAAATGGGTGCCAATGCTGACCAGCAAGACTTTACCAACTGGATGACTAAGGCTAACTTCCCCATTGGCGCGCTTGGGCAAATGGCGCAAGCGTCAAACGCTGTTGAGTCAACTAATCCGCTAGCTATCATGGGTAGTCAAGTAGCAGGTGCTGATCCAACTGGCTGGCAGAGATTTGCAGGGGCTACCGGTGCACTGAACACAGCCGCTAATGACGGCACTATTGCAGGCGGGGTAGACTGGCTTCGGAGCATTATCTAATGGAACAAGTTGGAACGCTAAGCGAGGCGGCGCAATCGCCTAACGTGACTGGCGCCCTGCAGCAGCTGATGCTGTCTAGAGGCCAGTCGCAGCCTATGCCACCTACGCAGCAAGACCCAAGGCAACAAGCGCAACAAATGTTGATGCAGCGCATGGGCACGCCGGAACAATCGCAGCAAGTTAACCAGCAGCGCCAGTCCGCACTACAGGCCTACCAGCAGTCGCTACTCCAGCCCCCAATGGGTAATTACACGCCTACTGAGCATGGCTTATACTCGTGGCTTGAGAACATGGGCAAGACGCGAAGCCCGTTTGAGGCTGTGTCTCGAGGCATAGGCGCCGGTGGGCGTATGCTTGGTGAGCAAGAGGCGGCACGATACCAAAACAATGTAGCAGCGAGCAAAGCGGGCTACGACGACGCTGTTGGCCAAGATGTGCTGGACAGTAGAGACTTGTCTAACTTGCGTATGAGTGCAGCAAGCTCGGCGCGTGGCGCTTCGGCTGGCGTAGAGAAGATTCTCCCGCTGTACGGCAAGATCTTCAATAGCTATAGCCAACAAGCCAAAGACATGCAGTTCGCAGACCCGGCCGAGCGTACGGCTTGGATACGTGAGCAAACAGACTCTGCTATGTCCAGTGCGGTGAGCCAGTTCGGTGGCGCAGTTAATCCGGCCGTGCTAAATCAGCTATTTAGTATGTCGCAGAGCGCGTCGTCGTCGAATGCTACGCCGATTGAGCCGGCACAGCGCACACAAGCAGCTGCCGACAATAAACCATCAGCCCCGCTGCCAGGCATGCAAATATCGCCGATGCAGCAAATTGCGCGGGATAACGGGGCAATTCGCTTGCGTAATAGCGAAGTTACTGGCGATTTACCTAATTGGCCAACTACACCAAGCGAGCCTACACAAGGTGCGCTGCTACCAATGCGGGCTGAGAATAGCTCTACAAGCGGTATGAGCCCAGAGCAACGCGCCAAGTTCTCACAGGGTACGCCACAAGGTGAGCCACCGTTCCGCAATGCGCCTAATGAGGCATTGATGAAGTCAGGCGCGCAGAATATGGGCAAAGTGTACGCCGCAGACTACACCGCCATGCTAGACTCGGCTACTGCAGCTAAAGAGCAGCTGGATGCCTACAGTAACCTTGAAAAGATCGACCCAAATACTAACGCCTTCGCCGGCGTGCAGGGCTATGTGGGCACTGCGCTACAAGGCCTAGGCATCGATCCCAATACGCCGATTATTCGTGACGCTATCAAGAATCGCGAAGCTAATACTATCATCAAGCAAATGTCCAATGCGGCGTTGCGCGGTGAGAAGGGTGTTCAGACAAGGTCTGACGAAGTGCGTATCGGTGATGAATTGGCGCGTACCACGGACCCGAAGCAAGCTTGGGACTTCCTCATTAAACTTGGTAAAGAACGGGCAAAGCGTCGCGTCGACATGCTCGAGTTCGCAGATCAACAAGCCACTGCCAATAATGGCGTGCCGCTTAATGCTAGGGCTAAGTTCGTCGCTGCTACACTGAATGACCCGCTTACCCAGCGCATTGGCGGAAGAATCGTATTCCGTTCGCCAACCATTGAGGCGTTTATGCGTAAGTACCCAGACGCCGATGTGCAAGAGGCGACTGCTTACTGGAAGTCACTAGAGAAGTCTGTAGGGGCAAAATAATGGCAAAACGCGAGCTGACTCTTGCTGACCTGTTTTCACCGGAGGTCGCAGCAGAGGCCAGTAAAGTCACGCAGCAGGCCCTAGGCGCAGCCAAGCAACGCGGGCTTACGCTTGAAGATATAACTGGCAAAGCAGAGGAGCCGGCAGACACGCCCATGTCCGGTAAAAACACGCTTAAGGCTACGGTGCCACTACCTGGCGAATGGCCTACGTATGATACTGGCTTACCCATTAGTCAGCCCACCGCACAGATGCTAGCGGGCGCCGGTAAGCGCTTTGTTGACGTACAAAACCGTGCTAAGCAAGGCGTCAATAAGGTTGCTCCGCAGTTGTTCAAAGGCGTACAAGCAGATATAGATGAGGCAGCCACTCGTGACGCCCCGTTGATGGCCACCACGCCAGGCATGCTAGGCAATATGCTACCAGATGTAGTGGCAACGGGCCGAGCGCCCATGGGCCCACTGGCTACGTCCGGCAAACTGGGAGTTGCGCAGGGTCTCTCATTGCCCGTAACATCAAATGACCAGAATGGCACGGCCTTTAATGTTGGCGTAGGCGGTCTCGGTGGTGCCGCAGGTCATGCTGTGGCAACTGGCGCATCAAACCTGCTAGGCAAGACATTGCACGCCGCGCCGGAGCTAATTCCACAAAGAGCCCGGGACTTGGCTGGAAAGCTAGGCTTGTCATTGCCAGAAACTACGTGGACTGACGCCGAAAAACGCCGCTTGTTCTTGCTTGCAAAGTCTAAAGGTGTACCGCTGACAATCGGCGACCTAGCCCCAACAAGTGAATGGGCTAGCATTGAAAACGCCAATCGCCCATTCTGGTCTGGCCGCACTGGCGACATGCAGAAGCAGCAAGACGCCACGCGCCAAGTGCTCGAAGACTTGTCTGAAGGTCTGTCGTCGCCTAACCCCGGTACTGATAATGCCTCCATTGTAAAGGGCATCAAGGATAAGTACAACGGTGCTAGAACTGAGTCAAGTGCTAAGTTCCAGCTTGTGAAGGACATTGCCGGTCGGTCGCCTGGTCTTACGCCTATAGTGCCTGAGCGTGCCTACATGGCCACTAAGTCCGCCCTAGCCGACTACCCAGAGTTATTTGACGAATTCAAGAACAGCCCGCAGATCAGCAAAATGCTTGGGTTGCAGGAAGACGTAGGCCCACAGAACGGGTTGATTATCAATCCTAAGAACATGAAGCCGTTCAAGTACGAGCAGCAGCTTGGCTTTGATGATGCCCAGTTCTTACGCAAGAGACTTGGCGCTTGGTACGACAAGCTCGATACACAGTTCAAGAACGGTACGCTGCCTGCGGGCCTAGATGGCGAGGCTGTCAAGCATGCTGCCAGCATTTTCAGTGCGTTCAATAAAGACCTTGACGCATGGGGCAAACAGTCGGGCAACAAAGCGCTTAATGATGCATGGAGTGATGCACGTGGCTACTTCAAAGAGAACGTGCTCCCGTTCCGCGACCCAAGCAAGCTCGGCTCTAAGACCCAGTTGCTTAGAAAAATAATAAATGATGATATTGATGTTGATACTGTTGCAAACAAAGTTTTGCCCGCCTCCGACTCCAGCGTTGCAGGGGACGTCATGGCCCATAGCACTCCAGCTGGGCAAGCCGCCGTTAAGTCAGCCGCCATTGGCCGTATGGTTGACCCGTCGATAAGCCCTGATATTCAAGGCCTAGGCAATGCTAGCTTGCTGCGTAACACGGCCAAGCAAGCGCATGCTGGTGACTACATCTTCTCACCAGAAGAGCTGCAGCAGATCAAAGACGCGCGTGATATTGTTGGGCTTACTAGGCGCTCTGCCGAAGCAGGTACCACGCCACCGCCCACCGGAGCACGTACGCTGCCCTTCATGGCAGCTAGCGGCTTGGCAGGTACTGCTGGTGCTGCGTACATGGGGCTTGGCATGCTAGGCGACGCAATTGATCCTGCTACGCGCCTAGCACTTGCCGGCACTGTTGCTCCCGCCGGTGTGCTTGGCGTTATGCGTGGGCTGAATCGGTATGCTGGATCAAATACAGGACAGAACATGCACTTTGCTAACCCCAAGCTAAAGGGCGTGCTCGGTGCTCTGCAAGATACCACTAAGCGCTCGGCTCGTGGGGCTGGGGAGCCGTGGCTTAATGCGTACCTGCGTGGCGAGCTTGGGCATAGAGAGTAGGGGCCGCCCCTGCATTTTCCCGATGCAGCCTTTCATAGGTTAGTATGCTCGGCTTCGGGGCGGCTTAATCGTTAAACTACAACCCAGTCCTCGGCCAGCATGTCGGTTTGCGACGCGAGCCAGCCCATTAGAATTTGGTCATCCGCTGTCTTCATAGTAATGCAAGGCAGCACCATCGCCGAGCCACCCTTGTCGCCAGCGAAAGCCATGTTATTCTTTGACCAGAACTTGTCAGCTGGCACCGAACGTGGCTCACGATTTGACAACGACAGCCACATACCCTTGCCGTTCCAACCTACACGTGCTACTCGCTTGCCTTCTTTGAGCTTACGAATGGCCCAACCAAAATCCGCTAATTCTTCCATATTGCCTCCTAGTAAATGCTCACGTGGGTCTTGCCAGCCTAGCTTGTACATGCTAGCCGGCACTTCAGTTCGTAGCCCATTAGCGGCCAAATCTTGTTTACTGCGTTCTGCCGGGCGATCTTGCGACCAAGCTCGGCGTCGAAGTTCTCGGGGCTCGCACAGGCCGACTCGCCGGTTACGGTAAAGCCGTTCTTCAGGACCAAGACGCAGAATGTCAGCAAGCCTAGCGCAGGCCATACATCGCTCGGCTTGACCTCGTAAGAGGTTACTGGAACGATCATCGTAGGCTCTGTCGGGTTCATTGCCCGCAACTCCTCAATGTCTTTCCCATCAACACCGTTTTCGGCTGTGAAATAGAAAGTTGCTACAATGTTCACCTCAATATCGGCCGGCGTGACCCTCGGAGCCGTCAGCCCCTTGTCTTGGATTTCTTGCTCGATTTGGTTGTCGTTCATATTGCCTCCTTTTGTTTAAACTCAATACGTTCACCATTGTTGTGAACAATTACGTTGTACTCTGGAATTTTGCCTTCAGGTGGAACTTCTGCAAAATCATCACAAAGCGCAATGTACTCAAAAGCGCCTTCGTGATAGATCATTTCACACCTGATTATTGCACATTTGCCCATGATTAGCCTTACGATTTCTGGGCTATCTTCAACTAGCGGTACAGCTATGCTAAAGCTTCCAATTTTTCGCATGGTGCCTCCTAAGCATTAAATTGGTACTTGATAGCCTCACAGTGATGGTAGTCTTTAATCTCCACCATGCCCGGCGTGAATGTCAACGTTGACGCCTCCTCGGCTAGTACCAACGTAGGACTCTTTTGTATCGGCCTAATGGCCTGCTTCGTCAAGAACTCCTTTACGTGGTTGTGATACACGTGGCAATCGCCGAAGAAGAACGTCAGTGATGCTGGCCGCAAGCTCGTGTCTTTTGCAACGAGTGCAGTCAGCAGCGCGTACAGTACAATGTCCGACGGCAGGCCGACACACAAGTCCACTGAGCGCATCATGACACAGCAGTGCAACTCATTGCTGCGCACATAAAACTGGAATAGCACATGGCAAGGTGGCAGTACACCAAGCGACAGTTCCGCTGGGTTCCACGCGGTCACAATATGCCGTCGCCCAAGTGGATCTTTTTTAATGCTCTCTATTACGTTTGCTATCTGGTTTATTGGGGCAAATTTGCCTATTTCTTTTACCTCAAGCAACTTAAAACCGTAGCATGTCTTGTAGCGCCTGTTACCAGTCCATAATTGGCATAGCCCACTGTGGCTTATGCCGTGCTCACGACAAAACTCAGCAGGGCTAGTGAAGGTGAATACTTCTCCACTAGTGTGCTGCAAAGTATACTGCTTCGTGTTAGCATACGGGCTATTATCAAGCGCCGTAACCCATTTACACGATGTCGGGCCATACGCAAAGCCATCACCAAGTATATCCTTATCAAGCTGGTATTTTGAGTCTTTTGTTACTTTGAGGTCCCAACCAGCGAGTTTCTTGACGTCCTCAGCAAACGCCTTGAACTCCAGCCAACGATCAACGACATACACACCTCGAGCACCGTACGCGTAATAATTTTTACTTGCCGGGTTATAGCAACGCTGGATCATGTTGCCCCATACAGCTTTTAGTGATGGCTCAGCGTTTCTACCATCACCATTTGCAATGCCCAACGTTGTGGCGACTATGCCATTGCGTAACTTTGGAGTAGGCTGCACACGCTCAGTGGCGACTCGCCAATTTATCCACTGAGCCCCGTATACGCGCCCAATCTGCCACTCGCTCTCAGGTCTGCCCTTGTTAGGCTCCCAGTTGGCTGCATTGTCACTCCAATATTTACAGCCTAACTTTTCGTAGTCTGACAACAGTGTAGAACCGGCTAGAAAGCCCGCAAGCTCACCGATGACCCCGGCGGGGTACATCTTACGGGTGGTCAGTAATGGGAAGCCTTTGTCCAGTGGTACTTTGAGCATGGCGCCTGGCACTGAGTGCGTGGCCCCTGCGCGTGACTCTGCCATGTAGCCCTCGTCGATGACACGAGTCACTAGCCTCAAATAATCATACTCCCAGCTCATGCTAGCACCCATTCACCGTCGACTTGCTTAATGCGACGCGTCTGTGCGTCGGTAGCGCCTTCCTTCAGCAGCATGTCGTCCAGCATCAACTGCGCGTAGCCCAGTATATCACGCACGTTGTCCAAGTACATGGTGTCGCCGCACAGCATGCGGGCGATCTTGTGTTGAATCATTTCCAATGCCTCACGCTGCACGTTAGACAGCTGGCCGGCGTTGGGCGCAGTCTGCATTACAGCTTTAAGCCGTTGAGCTACATCTGAGTGCTGGGCAAATGTGCCATGTGTTTTTTGGCGAGCGTTCAAGGTTTCTCGAATATCATTCGACATTGTGCACCTTCGTAGAAAAGTGTGGTTGGTGGAATATAAAGCCCAACTAAGGGCTTTACTTGAAAACTTACGAGCCTTCGGTTTCGTCGACCGGAGCTTCTTTGGTCTTCTTGACCTTCGGTGCTTTTTCAGTCTTGACCGGCATGGCAAGCTTGCCTTCTTGGCGCAGCTTGTTCTTGTACCATGCAATAGTCGCAGGCGTCGGATTCGCGTCCGGAATTTCGGCCTTGACAATTTCGATCACTTCCTTGGTGGACTTGCCTTCGCTCAGCAACTCCATAGCGCGCGCGCCAATACCTTTGCCGCGTACCTTCGGTGCTACAACTTCGCCATTAACATCAGTCATTCTAGTACTCCTAAGTTGGGTTGATTTCTCTGCTGCCGTCGCCTGTGCAGGCGTAGCAACCTTAACTTCTGCGTCAAGCTTTTCAAGAGCCTCTAAAGCTAATCGCTTGCTATCAAACGATTTTCTAGGCTTCTTGCCGAGTCCGACGCACAAGTTATTGTACCGCAGAGTAACCTCCGCAAGTGTCATTTCCGCAACATTTTTCAAAATAAATTGCTCCATTAAAAAGTTAATAACGTCTGGGCTATGCTTTACTGCGCTTTTTGCTGCCTTAATGAACGAGTATGCCGCCGTGTCTGTGGGCATGCTCAGTACTTTGTTGTACTCCTTTAGAAAATCAGGCCTTGCCATCGTAGCAAATACTGGGCAAGACTTGCCAATTGTTACAAACTTGACGTAGTTATTACCACCAAGCACTAATGCTGCTTTTCCGCCCTTGCTGCGTCTTACTTCCACGTTACCTCCAAGTTTTGTTGTATCTAACTAGGTAAATACTATGGCGTGTTACTGAGTATTTGGCCATTAGACTTTTAATGCTATCTGTGGAGTTTCTTATATCTATAGCCGCAGCTTCGCTTAGCTTTGTGCTGCGCGTGTTTCTATTTTGCACTTTGCGAGTAGCCCATACGCAATTACTTTTACAGTAGCCGATACTGTTATCTTTTCGCTCCAGGAACAAGCCATCAGGCTTATCACCCATGTCCGCAATAAACTTAGCAAAGGCATGCCATTCGTCACAAAAGGTTATACCACGACCCCCATAGTCTTTGTATTGTGGATGCTTGATGTTTATACAGCGTTGCTTCATGTTAATCCAACTGCGGTAGGTACTGCTATACGCGTGCCCATGCGTAGTTCTTGCGCATGGTACACAGCTAGTAGAGGCCCCGTTTCGCAAACTACCACCTTGCACTCGCTTTATGGTACCGCAGTCACATTTGCATATCCAGTATGCTGGTAAAGACTTTGGTAGCGCCCTTTCGAGTACAGTCCATTTGCAAAAACGCCTGCCAACCAAATCAATTAAATTTCCCATAAGCTAATTATAACGTATTACGCACTTTATTCAACGCCCAAAGCAAAATTATTCTTCTTTAACACTTTGCCAATACTCGCGTAAATTTTTCAGAAAGTCTTCTTGAGTCGCTTCGCGCTTAGCCAGTGTCCTAGCCACCGATTCGTCTATAGTATTGCGCGCCAAGATGCGGTGTACAATGACCTGATTCTTCTGACCTTGGCGGGCAAGCCGTGCGATGCCTTGACTATAGCCTTCACCAGACCAAGGTACCGTGAAATAAATCATGTTGTACCCGCCAAACTGCATGTTCAAACCATGCGCCGCTGATTGCCAATGTACGTACAGTAGCTGAATCTTGCCAGCATTCCAGTCATCAACAATACTCGCGGGGCTTTTGGCTGTGAGCACGGCGCCTGGGAACTTAGCCATCAACCGCTTTAAGTCCGACTTGTACTCGTACCAGACCAGGGTAGGATTGCCCACCAACTCGTCTAACAAGTCTTCTACCGCGTTGAGCTTTTCGTCGTGCAGCACTTCAAAGTTGTAGTCTGCGTCGGTGTATAGGTGTCCATTACAAATTTGCCTGCATTTTCCAGCGGCTACGGCGGCATTGGCAGCAAGTACTGTACCAGACTCCAGCTGCGACATAAGTATTTTTTCCATGGTACGATACTGTGTACGCACCGCTGGTGGGAGCTCCACATACACGTCGTTAATCACTGGTGTTTGGTCTTTGATGTAGCCTGCCCCATTACTGGAGTATACGAGGTGCTCAATGCGACGACGTATGTCGACCTCGGCGCCTGGGTTTAGTACGTACTCCCATGCATTTGGCTTGTCACCGGGCTTATGTCGCTTCATGTCCAGCGTGAAGAACATACTACGGAAGTGTGTAATGAACTGGGTTAGTGCTCGGCCGCAGTCCATAATATACGCCTGCGCAAATATATCTATCATGGAATTAGGGGTTGGCGTACCAGTTAGTATCAATCTACGCTTGAATTTTGACAACAACTTCTTCAGTAACTTGAAGCGCTTAGAGTCGTAGGCTTTGAGCTTGGTGCTCTCGTCTACTACTAACATATCAAATGGCCACACAGCCATCTTAGCTAATAATGGTAGCAGCCACAAAAGTCCTTCAAAGTTAATAAGATAGACATCGGCCTTCCTCTTTAGGCCATCGTCCTTATCTTTACCATGCAGCGTAACTACTTTGAAGTCTTCGAAGTCTATCCACTTTGTTATCTCGGCTGGCCAGGTATACTTCATGACACGTAGTGGGGAAACTATCAGTACTGCGTTCACCATGCCCTGCTTTTTGAGTATCTTAAAAGCAGCAAGTGTACTCGACGTCTTGCCTAGTCCTGGTGGCAGAAACAGTCCAGCGTAGGGCCTAGACACCACGTGCTTAATGGCGTCAATTTGGTATGGATGTGGAATGAACTTCTCAGGTAGCTTGAAGTCAGACATTCGAAACCTTTCGCATACCGTGCCTAATACAGAAGCGAATAGCCTCCTCCGCTGACGAAGTTACTAATACTGGTATATTGCACTTAGTAAGCCATGCGATGACGTCTTCTTGGTGAGCTGACGTATTATTCTCGCGGCCAGGCGCTTTGAATTCTACATAAATTGATAGGCCGTTCTTCAACGGCACTAAGCGATCGGGCCACCCAACATTAGAGATAGCCTGGAGCTTGGCGCTACGTAGGCCAAGCTCTCTTTCTAAGCGGGCTTTGAAGCGCCGCTCTACGTCTCTTTCAAGCATTGTGGTCCACCCAGTCTCTATTGAGGTATCCAAAGTCCCGGGGGTCTGTGACCTGTTTTACTTCATGGCATACATCGCATCGCCCTTGGTGGTACGAGCTTGCGCCTTCGCGTTTCTCACAAGCATACAAAGTGCCGCATTCAAAGCACACGGTGCTTGGTTGTTTTGGCGCACTTGCCCTAGTTCTTTTCATACCGCAAGTTCCTCCATTTCATGTAAATTATGTCCATAAGAACCATCCGCCAAGAGCTTCGCGTCTAGCTTTATAGACTCCATACAATCTTGCAAAATGCGTGCCTCGGTATGCAAGTGTTTTCTTGGCACCGAGAGGACTATTTGATCGTGTACTGTCAAAACAAACCTGCCGTGTACTCGGCGGAAGAAGTAGGCAATAATGGCATCTTTGGTAATATCTGCCGAACTCCCCTGAATAAGGTAGTTTAGTAGCTTGTAGTCGTACGTACGCCAGCGGCCATCAACAAAGCGCTTAGGTTCTACGTAGTAAATTCTGCCGCCCCAAGTCCTAATCGGCAAGTTCTGACGAGCGCGAGCTTTCAGACTGTCAATTAGCTCCTTCACACCTGGAAGCACTGTGAGGTAGGCCTCTTTGATGGTCATCGCCTCGTCACGGGTAGCCTGGAGCCCGGCGGCTAGGGCATCGAGGCCGCTGCCATAGAGTATGGAGAAGCTGACAGTCTTCGCCTGCTTCCGCCCAAAGGCGATGTTCAAGGCGGCTGAAATAGTATTAGCCGAGAACTGATGCAAGTCCTGCGTCGGGTCGTCTTGATAGGCCTGCAGCAGCAAGCCGTCTTCATAGTGGGCAAGTACTCGCAGCTCTTGAGACGCGAAGTCGTAGGACACAAGCACTTCGTCATCACTGTCTGCCAAGATGTAGCTGCGTACATTAGGCAATGCAGGAAACTCGTCCGATAGCCACTCGTCCCACAGCCTAAGCACGGCGGCGAACTTAGCTGACTCGAGGGTCGGGATATTCATGAAGTTGGGCGATGAGCTTAGCCGTCCAGTTCTTGCTCCGCCGTCATCACCTCGCGTCGTGAACCACTGGCACCTAATTCTACCGCCGCCCAGTGGGTGCGTTGCTTGAGTTAGCCACGGCCTCATAAACGTATTGACGCAGGTATGTATCGAGGCGCGGTACTGCATCACAGCTAGGAGCTTACCGGTCAGCCCTTCAAGCGTCTTCTCCATATTTGCCTTGGAGGTAGACCGCTTGCCGGTTTTTGTGTAGGTCCAAACAAGCCCTGGGTGAGCCTTATCAATAGCGTCTGCGAGCTGGGCGTCTGAGTCGATATTGAATGGCTCACAACCCAACAGCTGGAACAGAAGCTTGTCTATTTTCGCAAGCGCATTATCGTACATTGCGACTTCGCAAGTCAGCCTGTCGACATCGACGCGTATGCCATCGAGCGTATTTTGCAGCATGATTGGCTGCAAAGTCATCTCGCGGCGGTATGCATCCCACATGCCAGCCTCTTCTATTTTGTCCTTGAAATACTTGTAAAACTCCATAGTACGCACGACGTCGCCTATGGCATACGGGCCTACAAGATCGCCAGGTATTTTGCTGATGTGCTCCCCGTATTCTTTAGCCCCACGCTTGATGAGCCCATTAGCAATGCAGTAGTCCCGCAGTGCGTCAGACTCCTCTGGCGGCATGTCGAGTAGCTTCTCAGCCATTGGCTTCAGAGCGTAAGTCTGCGCATGCGGATCACAGAGAAACGCCATGACTAGCGTATCATGCAGCTTATCTCGATAGGCAGACAGGCCCCAGTGCTTATGTGCAATAGCCAAGTCAAACACATTGTTGTGGGCAATCAGTTCTACATCTGAATTAGCCCATAGTGCAGACAATACTTCTCGCGCCTCGGCCTCCTCACAGTTGTTTCCAGTAGGATGCCCCCAGCTGTAGTAGCGAGGCTCTTTGCCCTCTACATACAGAGCTAAGCCTACGGGGCGTGGTGGGTAAACAGGCAAAGGCTGTATAGCCTCGGTTTCGTAATCCCATGCAATTAGCATATCTTCTCCAAGATAATATGAAGTGAGCCACGCATTATGCTGTTGACCAGCTCCACGGCCTTCACTGCTGATGTGGAGTGTACGGGGTTTTGCGCGACCCACACGAGACACGTCTTAGCGGCATCTGAGGCATTACCCGCAGATTCAATGCGCTCCTAAGCTAGCGTCGATACAGATAACTCTTGCCCGTGTCTCGTGTGGGTCCCCCGTCTTTCCGGGGTGTCATGCCTTACGAGCCCAGCGGCAAACTGGTGGAGAAACCTGTGTTCGGCAGGCTGCTCAGAACGGCAATGTACCGCTAGCCAAGTCGCGACGTTCTCTCTCGCGACGCAGCACGGAGTAGCGCGCGTAGAGCCGGTCAATGATGCGGATTCGGTTCTTGCCACTTTGCTCCGCTGTCATGAGAAACCGCACGTCCGCCTCATTGTCAAGTTTCGGCAAAAGCCCTTGCAGTGTGGCCCACGAGTTCAAATCCGAGAGCATACCATCACGCGCTTGGCTCGTAGTTACTGTACCGGGTAAAGTTCCTTGTTCCATACAACCTCCTTAGAACTTGGCGTTCTTGTCAGCAACCGGCTCGGTCATAGCTTGGTACGGGAAGCCGATCGTCTTTTCAGCGGCCTTGTGCAGCGCGATCAATTGTACCGTAGCTTCGCCAATCTGCACACGTTCTTTTGCAGTGAACTTGACCTTGAACTGTGTCTTGGGGTCAGGCTCGGCTGTGATCGTCGTCACCACTGCGAACGGCGGCCGCTTGAACTCGGTGGCAACGCCATGCACATACTTGGCCCACTCTTTGACCGACGTCACAGGCAGCTTGGCGTAAATCTGCTCAGCGCCAAGAATTTTGCTCGGGTCGTTTACGACATCTGCCGCCACGAGTGCTAGGCGACGCACATTCTTGCATGCTTTGCCATCGCTGTTCGGGTCCGACTTCCATTCGTTCATCGGGCAGCCGAGGCACGAAGTATGCTGCGGCTTCGGGCTGTCTTCGTGGGGTGCCATGTCGGCTTCGTCATTTCCAAAAGCGAAGCACACTGGCGGCTGGGGGCTGTCGGGATTGTACTTGCCTGGGTAGTAGGCATTTTCATTGATGGACGCCACAATAATGCAGTCAAGCTTGTTACCCGCTACCGGGTTGTCTGCGATCGACAGGCGGCCGCCTTTAAATGACAGGAACGTGCCAACGATGCTCTCAGACTCCGCTGCTTCAACGGCATACTGGGCCAGCTCGTCTTCAAAGCTTGCAATAGTTGCAACTGCAGTTGTTGCTGCTTGTGGCGCGGCTTCAATGGCGCCTACGTCAATCGCATCAATCATAGCTTCGGCTGCTTCAGGTTTCTTTGCCATGTTACTTTCCTCACTTTACTTTGGTTAGGGATAAATCAACTTTTTCAAACTTGCCGATACCTGGAACTTCTTCACCGAGGTCCCAGCGCTCTTGTATTGCTTTGGTGCTCAACCGCTTTTGCATGAGGTCCCATGCTTGCGTGGCCTCGATATACTCGTAAATCGCATTCCAGTCATCAGGCGTTGGCATTTCTTTACGCGTGATGGAGGAGTTAGCCGTTGTGCCTTTGCCACCCTCCATCTTCAGCTCGCCAAGAATACCGATAATGTGTAACTTGTACGCCGCCTCAGTACGCTTGCGTTGCCTCAGCTCCTTCTCAAATACTAAGCGCTGGGCTCTGAGAACGTAGAGCTTGTCAATGCATTCACCGATATCGGCCGGGAACTCGATAGGCACGAGCTCAAGTTCGCCAGCGCCGTACTCCTCATCAAGTTCTTCATACTCTTCTTCATAGGCCATAGCTACTCCGTGAAAATAAATGGTGCGATGAACAGCGCGATCATAATCAGTGCTAGCATGGCTTCATTGCTGAGATACATGTGTGGCACCTCCAGTATTAATCAAGTACACGATTGCGCGTGCTTCGTCAAGTGTAGCCGCTACCAAGTCTGCTATCAGTTCGTGATCTGCTGACACCAGCATTAGCCGCGCTTGTGACTCTTCGAGCCGAAGAGGTAGTTTGAATGGTATATCCATGTCAAGCCGCCAAGAGCTCAGTGGCCAAGCTGAACGCACGTTCTTTTACGCTTGCTCCGCCTAAGAACCAGGCATTGTCAAGCCGGCGGGACTGATCTACACCTTTGTGCCAGTCGATGTATTCAGTCGCAGCGTTCACAAGGCCAAACGCCGTGCCCTTAGCCGATACCAAGTCAGAGCCACGCCCTTGGCCATCAAACAGCTGCAGCACCTTGGCAATGGTCTGAATAGCTGGTTGCTGGTCAATAGGCAACGTCTTATCACCAAACAATGCAACTACGTACTGTACTGCCTCGGCATTAGACACACGGCGCTCGGCAAGCTGAGACATACTCTCCGCAAAGTCAGCCCAACAATCAGTCAGTCCCATCTCGGCCTGCACGGCATCTGCATTGAACGTGGTGGCGTGGCTTACCTTGACCGACATGCCACGCGCCGTAGCGATGGATAGCGTATTGTTGCATACAACGCGGATTGACGTACGCTTACTTGTTGTCTTCAAAGTTCCGTCGCAAGCAGTTGCTAGCAACACGTAGTCTTGCAGCAAATCCTGGCCCTTGATTCGTACCTCTTGGCCAGTACGAGCAAGCGCCCAGTACTTGGCCCCGTTGAACAACACGCCAGCGGTTTCGAGTTGCCAGCCATGTTGCACTGTCAAATTGCGGAAGAACTCAAGCACATCCATTGGCTGAACTACTTTGTACTTGCTGCCAACAACTGCAAGCGGGACATTAGTGTCGCTGCGATACAGCACCTTGCGGCTGGGAAATACAGCTATGCCGGTGCCAACTTGGTACTTTACATCAGCCTCATTGACTGTGAAGTTCAGCCCGGCTTCTTTGCTCCACACTTCGAGTGTTGCGCCGACTGACAACTGCTGTCCAAGCCCGTGCCATGGTGCATCGCCTACGTAAGCCATAGCACTACGGCCATCTGTCATTGTCGCTATCTCATGACTCATTTCTATTCTCCAAGTTGTATTTAACTGCGAACAAACATATTATAACGCAGCTTTACAGTTAAACACCGCCAGCATGCAAATTTATTTTCGACTTGCCTTTACTGCGTCAATACGGGCAAGCCTGGTACGAAGCGCTGTTTCTTCCCGTAGTAGTGCATCTTCTTCTCGCTTAACTCGTGCTAGTCTCTCACGCTCTAGCTCTGCAATGCGGTCTGCGCTAGCCTTCAGACAAGCTTCTTTGGTGAGGAATATTGACACGCCAAGCTTGTATAAGTTACCGCTGCCTACACCAGTCTCTGTACACATGTACATCTCTTCTTGGACGGCCGGCATACTGGCATAGTTGTCCCCGCCGTTTACCACTACACTGCCGCGGAATTCAAAGTCTGTACAGCCTAACGAGTATGTATACTCAACTCTAACTTGCCCGATAGTGAGCTCTGTAGCAAATGCGCCATCGAAATACCAGACTTTGTCACCGCAGCTCAGTTCTGTCTTTAGTTGCATAGTGCTACTCCCAAAGCTTGCGCAATCTTAGCTTCAGGCCTAGTCCAGCCAGCAGGCTTTACGGCATCTGGTGCCCCATTGTAGCGCTTGTCTACTGCACCGAACTTCTTCAGCATATTGGCTTCGTGCACGATATGACACGCATCTTTGATTTGTCCAGCAGTAAGCCCCATTTTGTATAGCGCCCCGATACCGAAGTACAGCAGGTCAACCAATGCATCAACCGAATCCACGAACTTGCCTTCGGAGTAAGCCTCGCAGTACTCTGTGAGCTCTTCGTTTAGACACTTGCATGCATGCAGATGCTCATTCAGCGGAAGCAGGTTAAGCTCTCGTGGCGCAACGCCAAGTACCTGCTTGTTGAAATCTACAACAGCGCCAATAAAATCAAAATTAGTATGCTCCATACTGAACTCCGCCTTCTTTTAAAATGTTGAAACTGTGGGAAAAACTCTCTTGCCAACGTGTGTCTATTTCATTCGACCTCGGGAACGCTACGCCACGAATACCCGCTTGCACAATTGCATTGGCACAATTAGCACACGGCATCAAGCCTGTAACAAGCATAATACATCCATCAGTACTGACGCCAATGCGCGCGGCATTAAGTATGGCGTTAAGCTCGGCATGCACGCAGTAGAAGTCTTTTAGTGGTTGTTCGTAGCGCTCGGCCCTATGCTCTACGCCCCGTGCAATATCGTTCCAGCCAGTAGACACAATGGTAAAGTCTGGCCGCAGTATGATGGCACCAATCTTGCGCTTGGGATTCTTTGAGTTAGTGGCTATGGCCTCGGCTACTGCCCTAAAATTAAGTATGTTCACTTTTGAGCTCCTTGGCAATGTCTTGGCGATGGGAGTGCTCGTCCATACGCACATTGGTAAGCTGCCAGTCGTCGTACCCGGGGCGCGGAATGCCTCTCCATCCACAGCTGCATACAGCGGTAACTGTGTCTGCAATACCTGACCCGGTACTTTCTCTTGCAAATTTGTGCTCCGTCATTTTAACGACTCCAATTCTGTTTGAAAAGCAACACTACTTGCAAGCAGCGTTTTGACAAGCGCATTAGCTGCATAGCCAGTAGCACCTGGCACGACAGCTAGGGCCTCAGTAGACACAATCTTCTCCAGGCTTATAGACAGTTCCGTTGCGCCAGGTGCCACTAGCGGAAAGTACGTGACTCTAATTACAAGCATTTTGGCTCCTTTTCACTGAAAACACATGCTGGCAGCGAACGCGTTAAAATTTTCAGTAAGCTAATCGCTTACACGCAACGAAACCATTTCGATACGTTACGACGACGTATCGCTTGGTTTGTGTATTTTAACTTCGAAAGCCACAAAGTCACGGTCGCGGACAAACTTCTCCCCGGCATAACGAGCCGTGCGCCTAGTTGGAAATATCTGAGGCTTTGTCCTAGGCAAACCTTTCCACAGCCAACGTGGCTCTTTGCCAGCTTGGTAGATCTGTACTTTGAACAAAGCCATAGCCGGCCTACTTCAATGAACGTCGCACGGCTTCGACAACGTACTTGTCAAAGTCAGGTTGACGAAGAATCCACTGCTTGTATGGCAGTGGCATATCCGCAATGCGCTCACCTTTACATTTACCGAACGGCATGATGATGGGAATGCGTGCGTCTTCAGAAATCTTATGCAAGTCTTCAAGGGACTCGACCGTAAAGCCGGTCTCGCGAATCACCTCAATGAGCAGCATTAGAATGCGGTGGCAGTTCTGCACGTCACACAGGGCGTTGTGCGCATCACGTAACAGTGGGCGGGCTGCGTCGCCGTAGAAATGATACATCAATGCAGACTGCGTGTGCGTAGGCAAATCAGGCAGGTACCGTCGGGCCAAGGCTAGCGTGCAGATGCGATGTGGGTAATCTTCGGCTTGCTTAGCCATGCCCATGTCGAAGTCTACCTTATGGCCAATAACGTAGTCAACGTTTGGAAACACGAAGTCCGCACTGGGCCAACAATCTACAAGTTCGCCTTCCAGGATGTGATGTGTTGCCATCGCACCGATATTGATCGGCACGCTTGGCTTGTAGCGCTGGCAGAATTCGCCGACTATACCAAAGCTCTCGTCAAGCTCTAGCCAAGCGGCCTCGATGATCTGGTCGGTCTCATCTGAGCCAGTTGTTTCTGTGTCAAAGACAATTGCTACTTTCATAACATCTCCTGATTATTTTCCGCTAATCCAGCGGAACTCCCAACCGCGGTTGCGGATGTATGTTGGCGTGTTGTCTCTAGGCCTACGCTCAATGTAGCCTAGCACAAACAACTTACGCAAAAATGCATTGCATGTAGTAGCGTCCATACAGAGCGCCCACTCAACTTCGGTGGTCGTCTTCCACGAATCACCAATAGCAATACGGTAACGATCTACAGCCTTTTCCACATTGCGCTTATGCACGAGCTTCAAGTTGTCTCGCTGCAGGGGGCTGCGCGGCTGCGGTTCGAGTGTGCCCCAAAACGTATTCTTGACGGTCGCCACTTGCGACGCAAAGCTGAATGCTTCATGCATTTAAGTCTACCTCCCCCAATTCAAATCCATTAGCTGCCCTTAAAAACGCAGCCTCGCTCAACAGCATTCCGTACCACAGCCCAACAGCCACAAGTACT